CATTACGCTAAAAGATATATTGTTTATAAGAATCCTGTTAGCTCTCCTGATGATTATTACAATGTAGAGTCTAATACTATAGATGATATTATTGGCGTTTTTAAGACAAAGGAGGATGCACAATATTATTGTGATAAAGAGAATTTGTATTGTATAAAAATTAAAGAAATAATAATACAGGAATAAACTATGTGGATTGCTCGTGACAAAAATGGTGAGTTGTGGCTTCACAAGGAAAAACCCGCAAAGTTTCAGAATATTTGGTGCTCCGTTGGTGACGAAGAAAAGCTTTCTCTTGTGGACAAAAGCTTCTTCTCAGAAGTTCAATGGTCTGACAAGGAACCTAAGAAACTTATTTTAAAATCCATAGAAGATTCTCACAAGTTCTTTCAAAACAAGAGTTGTAAGTATTTTCCTTGTCACTCTAATATAAGTGAAAAGGACTTTAACTGTATGTTTTGCTACTGCCCTCTATATAATAAGAAAGAGTGTGGGGGTAATTATCGGATATTAGAAAATGGGATAAAAGATTGTTCAGGTTGTGTAATACCTCATGGTAGAAATTCTTGGGATATAATCCAAGAGAAATTAAAGTAGTTATTGAAAATGTAAGGGATAGTAAGTCAAGTACTTATTATCCCTTAATTTTTTTCAATATAAAGTTGTGTATCTCAATTGAAATAATTAATTTTGCACAAACTAATTTAAGAAATTATGAGTAAGACAACTTGTTATACTCCACTTAAAGGAGTAGATGATGTTATAGCAGCTCAAGTACCTTCATGGAATAGTCATTATGTAGCTAATCTTAGGGGTATGTATGAGGAGGCTAAGGGCAAGTCTACTACAGATGTGAATGAGTTATTGGCATTTAGAAGAAGCTTGAATGCCAAGGATGCCAAAGCTCTCACAGACGCCATTACAAATCCAATAGCAGCATATGACCAGCTAAAAGAAGCTTTCTCCACTCAAGAGAGAGTTGATAGGGTTAATATGATAGCTAATACATTCTCAGATGTTGTTGATGCTATACAAGAGAGCAATCCCAGTCTTAGTAGAGAGGACATTATTATGGGCTATACAGACCAGAATGGTAAGTTCCAAGGTGGTCCAGCATTCATATATAATGAGGTTTATAAAACCCTCAAAGCTGAGATGGATGAATATGCTGAAAATGGTTATAAGGAAGAGGTAGAGAAGTACAGGCAGGTATTCAAAAACTGGGGAGCTTTAGTGACTTATGCTAATACTACTCTTAGAGATACAGAAGGTCTTAAGATAGGCACTAGGCTAACCTTTGCTGATTCTTCTACCATTGCTGATTATGATGAGAATACTGCTGTAGAATCATTTGTAGCTGAGGAAGCTCCTAGAGAATCATGGCAGGAAGTGTCAGAGTCTGTAAGTCCTTTTGGAAGTACTTCTATACTAGTAAGAAGACTATTGGGAAGATTATCTGGCTATACTTCCAAGAGGGAGGAAGATTATGATGACCTTGGTCATCTTAGGAGATTACCTGCTGTACAAGTGCATCAAGCACTTATGGAAACTCTTAGAGGTATGCAGAACGAGAGTGATATGGTGGCTATTCTGATAAAGAATATAGATAGTAAGCCCTATATTAGTTCCATACTTGAGGAATTTGCTAAAGACCCTATACTTAGAACCCAGTTCTTTGTAGATTTCAGTAAGGTCTTTCAGTTATACTCGATGCAGAATGAGACAAGAAAGGGAGGTATTATTACATATAAGAATAGTATACTCAATGTCCTCTCAAGGAAGAGTGCCTATAAGAGATATTCAGCGGCACTAGCAACTAGGACTCTCAAGGCTGATAATGCAGTCTTTAGATATGAAGATGAAGGCACTTTGGTAAATGAAGCTAGAGCAAAGCAATTAGCTGATTTTATAGAGAAGTATCTAGGTACTGACCAAGACATCTTCAATAAGTTCAATGAACGAGGATTCTCTAATCAAGATAGAATAGACTTCTATAAAGCTGTACTACCTGTACTTGGTATTACCCTTACTGAATCTGATTATGATGTTCTTGTAAAGGATAACAAGAGGGTAATGTCCCTCAACAGAACTCTTAAAGACCTTCCAGCTATTCTCAGAAAAGCTAAGGATGGCATGAAGTTCCAAGACCTAATTGACCTAAAAATAGGTCAAAAAGCTAGTGAAGGGTATCTAAAGGAGAAGATAGGTAAGATATTCCAAGTTACTGAAAGTCTTGATAATAGTAAGAAGGTACTTAGTAGAGTCAGATTTCATGATAATACCTACTATAGTGATATTCAATCCTCATATCTTGGTAGGTTCAGGGATACTATAGATGCTCTAGCTAGGAAAGGCAACAAAGCAAAACTACGGTCTTACTTAGAGGAGAATTTCTTGAGAAATGATTTCTTTAAAGGCACTAATGGTAAGATATATAATAAGTGGCTTCAAGATCTTTACTATAGCAACCTTCAGGACCAGAAGAGTTTTGCTAACATGTTTACCTATAAAAAGTTCTTAGGTGATGACAATCAGAAATTTGAAGACTTTACAGCTAAAAAGCAAGCCATCACCCTTATAAATGAGTACTTTGCTGAAAGTAAGGAATATGCTTGGTACCCAGTATTTATATTAGGTGATAGTGGAGCCTCTAAATGGATAAGAGCTAAGAGATACACTTCTGACCAAATTATTGATGGCCTATATAATGTTTATCTTCAAGAAAAGATATTCCAAAGAGAGATTAAAGAACTTAAGGAAGGTCTTAGAAAGGATAATAAATCTCTAGGTAGCTTAGCTGAGATAGATGAAACCAAGTTTGGTATGTTACCCTTCTTAAATGATAAGAAGTATAGTAGTCTAATAGACATGTCTAATATTGAACAGACTGTTAAAGCAGCTATTAAAGCTCACCTGAAGGATGCTTTTAATGAATACATGAGTAACCTAGATAATGTAGGTGTTTTAGCTACAACTAAAAAAGGAGACTATAAATATCTTAGTAGCCTAACTAAGTTTACAACCAAAGATAAGGAGAAGCTAACTGGAGGAGATGCTGTAAGGGCTAATCTAATGGATTACTTCTACAATAGTAAATTTGCTACTGTAATGCAGATGCAACTCATGACTGTCAATCCTATATTCTATAAGAATGGAGACAGTACAGATGCCCAGAAGAGATATAAGGAAATTCATTCCTCAGGCAATAGAGTAAGTGTAGAAGCTGTAAATCCTTTCACAGGTGAGAGATTCAGTAACAGAGACTATCAGACTACTGTGTACTTTAATGACGTTGAAGTAAATCCAGAGGATACAAATCCTGAGTTTATGAAAGTTATTGCCAAAGTATATGGTAAGAATAGTGATGTTTATAAGACTTATAGAGACAAGACATCTTTCACTGATGGTCAAGGTTATAGAACTCTTAAGTCTTATAGAGCCGTGATGGGCATGGCTGGTAAGTGGAATAAGAAATGTGAAGATGCTTACAATGAGATTGAAAGTATTAGAGCGGATATTAGGTCACAAGGTGGAGAGATAACTGATGAGCAAGCTCAGAGAATAGCTAACTTAATGGTTACATTCCAACCAATTAAGCCATTCATGTACACACTTGAAAGGTGGAAACTTGGTAATAGTGTATTCCAGATACCTATACAGATGAAATATGCTGAGACAGTTATGATACCTGAGTTGATGCAGAAGGGCAGTAAGCTAAGAGATATGCTTGAATGGGCTGAACAGAAGGATGTAGATGTGGTTGCGGCTACTACTGCTATAAAGGTAGGTTCATTTGGTGCTGTGAATGTGAAGGATGCTACTAATAAGGATGAGTTGAATGCCTCTTTAGATAATGCTGTCATTCATAAACTAAGCTATAATGACTATGTTATTCAGAATAACATTCCTGAGCATATTCAAGGCTCACAGCTATTTGCCACTCAGAGCAGAAAACTGATATTTGCTGGTTTACAGCAGGTTGACGCTAATGGTAACACTATGTACTATGACCACTACACTGATGGCAATAGGGTTAACTTGGGTAAGGGTATGGTCAGGCTCAATGCTTATAACCTCAACAGATTCTATATAAGTCTTATAGCAGCTAATATACTTGAAGACTTTGAGGGATTCTCCTCTACTATAAAAGATCCTGAGAAAGTTAGACAAGCATTAGTTCAGATGACTGTTAATAACAGTAGGGAGACTAGAGATAATCTTAGAGGTTATGGTAAAGGCTTAGAGCATGACTTCCTTCTAGCATTATTTGAAGGTGGTATTGAGCATGATACGGCGGCACTGTTGCTGAGTATGTTCAAGAAGCAAGTTAACAAGCAGAAGATAAATGGAGGAAGTGCGGTTCAGGTATCAGCTTTTGGTATAACTGGCTACACAGAGGACGATAATCTTAAGTTTGTCAAAGACCCTAATAATGATGCTAACATCCTATATGCTGAGTGTGAGCTTCCTTGGGACTTAAGCTATACTGATAGTAATGGTAATAAGGTTGAGTTACAATTCAGCGATTGGTGTAATGCTAATGGAACTCTTAAATTAGGAAGAGTAATTGATGAAAATGATCCACATTATAAGGATTACTTATCATATACTGATAAGGAGGGTAATGTTCATATACCATTAATTGAGGAGAAATTTCCTGGAATACTCTCATTTATAGCATACAGAATACCCACAGAGGATAAGTACTCTATGTTAAACATGAGGGTAAAGAGATTTACTCAGAAGGTCAATGGCGGTGGTACTATTAAAGTTCCCGCTCAAGGTACTACTATTGCTGGATTTGACTTTGATGTAGACAAGCTCTACTTCATGAGAAGAGAGTTCAAGTTCAAAGCCAATCTTACTGAAGATGATATAAGTGAAATATGGAAAGGTATATATAATGAGAATCCCCAAATAAAGCAGGCACTTCTAAATGCAAGAACTCAAGATGAAGATAGTCAGAAATTAGTTACTGAGGTATTCAAGTCTTTTATTCACAGTGAACTTGCTCAAGAAATAGCTGAGACTGAATCTAAGAGAGACAGACTTTATAAATATTGGGAAGAGGCAGGTCTTGAAGGGAGTCCTGAACAGGTATTCAATGACTACCTTATGAAGCATAGGGATAAATATATAGCACTTGATACTTTTGACTTTAGTAAACCTGCATGGGATAAGAGTCAGAGCAGGATAGCTAGAAACAATATGCTAGTCACTCTTATGCAGAAGAGACTTGAAGACCCTCAGACTATAAAGGATAGGACTACTCCTGGTGGATTTACTCATGCAAGTGCTGCTGCTAAGTATATCAGAACTCTTATGGGTATAGATAATCTGAATTATGATTACTCTGACCCTTGGACTATGGTAGTATATAACCAGCAGAACCAAGTAGCTGGAAAGCTGATTGGTATATTTGCTAATCAGAATACCAATAATGCCATTGCTTCATTGATGAAGGAGTTCAGCTTAGTACAACCTATAGCATTTGGTAATCATCCTGATGGACTAAGTAACCTTCTTAATCCTAATGCTCTGACTAAGGAGCTGTTGGCAGCATCTGTGGATGCTGTTAAAGACCCTGTGCTTAACTTCCTTAACTTGAATACTATTACAGCAGATAGTGCAGGTATGTTATGTAGATTGGGGTATAGCTTTGAGGAGATTGGTCTGTTGATGAACCAGCCTATAATAAGAAAACTGTGTGAGTACTGTATGGACAATAATATGTCTGATATAGATACTGCGATAGATAATCTGTTACAGGATTATGGTGCTAAAGGTGACTATGCTGATATGCCATTTTCAAGACTGACTGTAGATGTACTTGCTAAGAATATAACTGACTTTAGGGACAACCCAGACATTATGAATAATAGTAACTATATGTTCAATCAGGCTCAGGTGTTGGAACTATTCAGAAGTATCTATGCTACAGCTAAAGAGGTAGGAGCTTTTGTTACTAATACTAAGTTCACTGCTTCAAATGCAGTTAAGTCTACCTTTGGTGGTATGTATGCTCAGCAGGACAGGGTGATTAGGTATGTGAATAACCTTAAAACCTCAAAGAACCCTAGACTAAGTATTATAGTAAGTGACTTTGTTGATAGTCCTATTACACTAGGTCTTAATATGGATAATGTTGAGGAATATATGGAACAGATACTCAATAATCCTTTTGGATATGAGCAGGTGATGTATGATGCTAATGTCCAAGCTGTAAAGGAACTTGGCAAGTATTATCCTTATGGCAATTCAACATACACTAAAATTAGGAGCTTTATGACTGACCTGACTAAATCAGTACTTGATGAAGCTACTATAGACCAGATACATGAGTATATGCTAAGATATATGATTGGTTTGGATGAACATAGTAAGTTCAATCCTGAATATCCTATCAACCTTGATAATGGGGAGACAGTAAGAGCGGAAGACTACTATACCAAATATGTTCCTTTGAAGGTAAGTAACCTTTTAAGAGCAAATAAGGAATTGAAAAGTCTGCCTATCTTTAACCTACAGACATTTGAGGAAGGTAGTGATGGTAATGTACAAATGAAGATTACTGATAGTGGTGCTTTAACACCTACTCAAAAAGATAACGTAAGAGATAGCTGGGAAGTATTGTTGACTAACCCTGAATTATCTCAGGTAGCTAAAGACCTTTATATGTACTCTTACTACCAGTCAGGATTTGGATTTGGGGTTATAGGATTCAATCACTTAGCTCCATTAGAGTTAAAGTTGCAATTAGACCTCAATGATGAAACTAGTTACATTAGTTTCCTGAACAGTGTGTTGGATAATGACATACCAGTTGATGAGGTTAAGTTCGCTCAAATGTTCTTAAGCACCCATAAGGATAACAATAGACTAGTATATGAGCCTAAATCCAAGCAATATAACTATATTAAGAGTTATGTATATCAGAATAATATGGCAGTAGATAGATTCATATTAGATGTTACTGTTGACAAGAATAAGGTTAAACCTTTTATACTAAGGTCTACCAAAAAGGAGGTACATTATAGACCTGCTATATTGGTAGATGGACTCTTATATGTTGCTAATGGTGCTAATCTTAATAGAAGCACTTCTGGAGCTATGGAGTATAGGCTTGTCAAAGGCAAGGATAATAAAAAGGTAAACTTATCTGATATTAAGGGACCAAAAGAAAATCCTAGTACATCCATTGATGGTGAACCTATTGTTGATATTGATACTATATCTATTGATAATCTGGTGGATGAGTTAATTAAGAGTCAGGTTAAGACTGGTACTTTGATGGCTGAGGAAGCAGAAGAGGCTTCTAGAGGTATAAGAAATAACATCTTACAGACTACTAAAGAAGATGCAAGAAAGCAACTGATTGAGGCTTTACTTGAAGAGTATAAGAAACTTGGTGTATCATGTAAGTTAAATGGTGAAAAGATTTGTTAAGTATGGCAGAGAGTTGTGTATTTAAGCCAACTGTCAGAAATAAAGAAGGTAAAGAAGTGAATAGTAAGCTGTTTGACAGCTTACTTCACTTCTCTTCCAATGACAGGGAATTTGCTAAGAAGTGGTACTTTGTAGGTACTAATGATGAGTTCCTAAGAACCAATGCTAGGCATGTAGAGTACGATGAGAATGGTGAGATTACATTCAAGTCACTTAAGAACCTGGTATCACTGGATATATCTTCTGAGAAGATTATTAATCAGTTAAACAAAGATATAAGCTCTGGAGAGCATGATTATGGAGAGGCAGTATCACTAATGACTAGCTTCAACAATAATAGCCCATATAATGATGAGTATATGGCTACTATAAGTACAGTTGAAGGAGGTAAGGCAAATCTACAGGTTGTTAGAAAGACTACAGCTAATCAGGCAGCTCTTGAAGAGAATCTTACTAATAAAAGTCTGTTTGACAGAATAAAGCAAGCTGTTGAAAGAATAGGAGGAAGTATAGACTTCATAGATGAAAACTATAGCAAGTATGATACTGCTAATGCCAAGAAAGCTGAATCAGGTCTATATAATGTAATCTTCCTCTCTAAGAAAGGCAATCTTACTGCTGATATGGCAGAGGAGGCTGGTCACTTTGCTGTAGGAGCATTAGGTAATAACCCCCTAGTAAAGAGATTGGAGTCATTATGTACACCAGAAGTACAAGAAAGTATATTGGGTGAGCATTACAGGGATGTACAAGGAAGAAAGAATCCTAGGAGAGAGACTGCTGGTTTCCTTGTTAGTCAATATATAATGGATGAGGTAGATCAAGAGTCTACACTTGGCAGACTTACAGGAAGGATAGTGAATCTAGCTAAAAGAATGTTCTATAGACTCACTCTAGATGATGTGGGTAAAATGAAAGAAGAGGCACAGACTATAGCTAAGAATATAGCTAGAGGGTTTATGTCTGGGGAAAATGCAGGTAGTGTTGAACAGGCTTTACAGAATAAAGAGGTATTATATTCTGCTGTTGACTCTGTCCCAGTAAGTTCTTTTAAGAGTGTGATACAGCACCTTAATCTATTAGCTACTGAGATGTCAGCGGTAGATAAGACATTATATAGGAAGTGGAAAGATATTGAGGCTAATACTGCTATAGGCAAATTATTTGAGAATCCATCATTCTTTGCTGATATGGCCGCTGTAGATGGTTTAACTGTAGCATTAACACAGCTGGCAGATAGTGTTCCTGAAATGATTGGTATGCTAGATTCTGTTAACTATAATCCTAATGAAGTTCCAGCTAATGCCAAGAAACTAAGACAGGTAAGTTTGTTTGTACAGCAGTCTATAGCCATTATGGGTATTATAGATAATATGCTTACAAGTAATAAAATTACCCTAAAGGAGGATGCTAGAGATTCTCTTAATAAAGCCTATAAGGATTTAAGCTCACTCATTAAAGGTACGGATAAACTTGAAGTGAATCTATTGAAGAAAGAAAAGAAGTTATACCTAGCTTTCTTAAAGGATATGTACGGAGGTGAATATGTAGAAAGGGCAGCTAGAGTAGTATTCAACTTTAATAAGATGAAACTTGAAAGAGTGGCTGAAAGTAGAGAATATCTGGAAAGAGCTATGGAAAACCTAGATAGAGATGATAACTTTATGAATAGGTACATAGCATCTATGGCTGATAGTAGTGATATTATAAATCAGTTGGCCTATAAAACTAAAGCTTCTGCCAACAAGTTTGCTGATGATAATACTATTAAGGCATGGAATGATATAAGAGCTTTGGAACAAAAAGTCAAGAAGGCTGGTGTGAATACTAGAAGGTTGTTAGAAGTATCAGCTAGGAATGGTAAACTGACAGGAAACTATATATCAAAGTATAATTGGGGTGATTGGGAAAATGATTGGTTTGAGTTTAAGAATAAGTGTAAGGAAGATTTCCTAAGTAACCCGTCTATTGAAGGTAAGACCCAGATAGAAAGAGAGTACTTATGGGATGTATATTTCAGACCTCTTGCTAGGGATTGGCATAAGTCTCACTCAACCTATGATCAGACCACTCAAAGACCTATGCCTAATGATAGCTATAGAAACCATAACTACGATAGCTTGACAGATACTGAGAAGACAGCTCTAGATGATATATTGGAGTTGAAGGGAAGTCTTGATGACCTCCTAATCTATCAGTCTTATAATGGTGAAATGGTTGAGGCAGCTCATACTCATCTTTATAGAATGCCTCAGTTTAGAGGAAGTACACAGAATAGAATAGAGAACCTTAAGATGTCTAATCCTCTTGGAAAAGCAGTAAGTGGAGCTATAAGGCAGAATCTAATTAACGCTTTTACTATTACTAGTGAGGATAGAGATTATGGAAGTGCTATGACCCATAATACTATAGATGAAGATGTATTCTCAGATAAGCTTGACTTTGAAAAAGAGAAAGTTAAGAGAGTTCCTTTATATGGTATTAATAAGCTGAAGGATATGTCAGAACTAAGTACAGATATATTCAATGGCTTACTGCAGTATGCAGCTATGGCTAATACCTATGTAGCTACATCAAGTGTTGTGGATATATTGGAAACAGGAAGAGATGTATTAGCTAATAGAAAAGTTAAAGGACTAACGACAGAAATTAAGAGAAAGAAAGTATCAAATGTATTTGGTAGGTACTGTGATTTCTTGGATGCACAGGTATATAATCTATATGCTAACAGTCAGTTAAAGTTAGGCCAAATAGCTCTTACTAAGGTGATAGGCTTCTTTGGAGGCTTAGCATCAAAAGTATTTCTAGGGGGTAATGTAGCTGGTGGTGTGGTCAATGTTATGACTGGTTTTAATGAAATCACTAAGGAAGCTATAGCAGGAGAAGTATATACACTGGCTGACCTTACCAAGGCTAACTATTTATACTTTAAGCATCTTCCAGAGAATTGGTTAGAAGCAGGTAAGGCTGTAAAGAACAATAAGTTTTCTCTCTTTATGAAGAGGTTTAATGTACAGAATAACCTTGAAACTGAAACTAGAAGGTGGAGTACAAGAGAGAGTAGGCTTACTAGGCTTAATCCATTTGGTAATAACCTAATGTTACCCTATAAGAGCGGAGATCACTATATGCAAACTATGTCTTATTTAGCTGCTGCTAATCACTATAAGTTCATTGATGCTAATGGAAATAAAATGTCTCTGTGGGATGCTTTAGAAGTGAAATATATTGATGAAGATAATCCAAAAGCAGGAAAGACTCTTGAACTAAGAGAGGATGTATTATATATAGATCCTAAGACTGGTGAGCATAGAGAATGGAATCTTGATGATGAGGTAAAGTTTCAAAGCTTATGTAGGGAAACTAATAACAGAATGCATGGTATCTATAATAAGATGGATAGGACAGCATTCCACAATACTTGGTATGGCCAGGCAGCATTAGCCATGAGAGGCTATGCTTTAGGACTTCTCTATAGAAGATTTTCTACTAATCACTATAATATAGCACTTGGTAGGGAATCTGAAGGTAGTTTGGTTACTGCTTCAAAAGTATTTATTAATATGTTTGGAGGTACTAAAAACTTCATACCATCACTAAGAGCACTACTTCTTCCATTTGGAGATAGTGTCAAGAACTCCCTTCTTGAGATGGGATTTTCTGTTGAGCAGTATAGAAATATGAGAAGGAACTGGGCTGACTTCGCTTTGATAGGTATGCTTTGGGTTCTTAAGGCACTCACAGCTAAATCTGAGGATGATGACGATGATGATGATACAGTAACTGGCCTTGTATATTACTTTGCAAGTAGATTGTATATGGAGCAGAATGCCTATAATACTCCTTGGGGTATTTGGCAGGAGCAAAAGAGTGTGTTAGACTGGATGCCTAGTGGAATGTCAGTAGCAGGGCAGATAATGGAAATAAGTAGGTTAATAGTTACTCAGGAAGAGTATAAGACAAGTTCCGCTACCCATGAGAAAGGTGATAAAAAGTGGGAATATAGAGTGGGTACATATATACCTTGGTATAGAAGTACTAGAATACTTGACCATCCTTATGAGTCAGCTAAATCATATGAATATGGTAGGGCTACTTATAAGTAATTCCTATAAAACAATAAAGGCAAGAGAGGTTATCCTCTCTTGCCTTTCTTTTTTTTTATCCTAGGCAGTCAAGCTCATGTTGCTTCTCCTGTTCAGTCCAACTATTGAAGAACTCTTCAATATCTATTGTTTCACTATACTTACTTCTAAGTGCTTCTTGCTGTTCAGGTGATAAACTACTAAAACTTATACCTGTTGGGTTACTTTCTACCTTTATAGGTTTAGCTCCAGCCTTCTTGACTATAGGCTTTCTCTTAGTTCTAACCTTCCCTACAGTAAGCTTACTATCTCTCTTTACCTGAGGTTCTGGTTTAGCTTCCACACTTTCAACCTTACTCTCTGTAGGAGTAATTTCTCCTATCAGAGCCTTTTCAGATTCAGTAAGCTTGTCATACTGTATTGATATAGAAGATTCTGGTATCTGTCCTACTTCTCCTAAAATAGGGTTAGCTTGCTTATACTCTTTATCATTTAACAGTAGTTGATTACCTTCGGCTACTGAGTAGGTATTATTCTTGCTAGGTGCAGGGTATTCTACATGAATAGGTATAATATTAAGTGATTTAACTTTTATACCATATTTACCCTCTAGGAACTGCTTGTATAGTGATAATTGCCTTGAATATTTAGCTGCTTTTTCTTCACTTATATTCTTAGCCCTGTGGGTCTTCATATCAAATATATAGAAGTTTCCCTCTCTATCATAAGCTAGTAAGTCAAGTGTTCCAGCAACTGCTATCTCATGTACCCCTCCATTACTGTCAGTTACTTGTACAGTACCAGTAGCTACAACATCTCTAGGTATTACAGTAAGACCTTGTGCATCTAGGTAATTCTTTAGTTTTTGAAGTTGCCCTACAAATGTTCTCCACTGATTTATAGTAGCATTAGGATAATTTTTAAATATACCATCTTGAATTTTTCCTATAAATTTACCTGCAAAGAAATCCCTCACAAACTCATCAACTCCAGTTCCTATATTAGTAGATGGAGTAATCCAAGGGCTATTAGGGTCAAACCTTTCTCCAGCCTGCTCATCAGCTTGTATAATAGAAGTCACTCTTGCATAGGTCTTACCAGTTTTAGTATTGACATAGATCCTACCATCCTCTGATAATTGTATCTCCTTTGAATCCTCTTCTATCCTATTACTTATCTTTTGGGCTTCTTCCATAGCTGTAGTTACTTCATTCTTAACCTCTTTACCTTCTTCAGTTAATCCAGTATCAGTATCTACTCTCTTACCTGATTGAGTAGTAGCTGTTCCTGTATCTTGACTACTAACAGAAGTAGAGTTATCCGTGTTAACTACTGTAGGAGCAGGATTAGCAGGTACAGGTTCTCTTAAGGCTACTGGACTTGATACTTCAACCCCACTAATGACTCTTTCAAGTCTGTCAATTCCTACTCTTAAGATGTTATCATATATAAGGTTAGTTACATTTTCTTCCTTATAGTATTTAGTGTTAGAAGTATAGTAGCTAGGGTCTTTATCAACTTGCCAGTTAATACCCTGTCTGAAAGAACCACTAGGCATAAGCAGATTAGATAGTATTTCTGCCATATTCTCAGCAGTTACTTCTTTCTCTGTTACACTGTTTACTATTCTCCCTAATTTCTTGTCACCCAAGTATAGGTCTAATCCAAGACTACCATCTACATTAGCAGGTCTTATAGAGTACTCAGCACTTGTTGAGTATATATGTCTTCTCAACATATTGTTGATTCCCTCTATTATAGATAGAGCCTTACTTTCACCAGTGAAGCTAGTACCATCAGAGGTTAATTCTGTCAAGTCATTATTCTTGACAAGACTATTAAGTACTCTTATGAAGTCCCTAGTTCTGCTGTTAAAGTAAATTATATCAGTAGCATTACCTGTTGATAATACCTCTGCAAGGAACTTTCCATTTCTAGGGCTAGTAGTCTCATCCAGAGTCTTAGTCAAGACTGGTATCTCAGATACAGACTCATCTCCTTTCATAGTAGGTAACCTATAGTATAATATAGGTTTACCAGCTTTATTCTTTTTAACAAAGAGTCTGCTTGCAACCTTTCTAACATACTTACTATAAGCTGCATTCCTTCTTATAGGGTCTTGAGTAGCATCCTCAATTATAGCTCTATCTTCTGGAGAGAGGTCATCACTTATAAGTGAAGCAAAGTCTCTGTCAGTTTCTCTTGATGTACTTATATTAAGAGGAGGGCTAGCCACTATTACACTTGAGGTTACTTTTCTGTTACCTGCTGATATAATCTTGTTAGGTTGCTCAATAGCAAGTTGTCTTATCTGCCCTGCTCTGCTGTCTAGTTCAGTTCTTGGCAGTACTCCAATAGGTTGGTATCTCTTATTGCCAATCACTATAGGACCATTACCATCCTCAACTATAGCTAATACTGGCAGATGCTGCTCATCAGTATAAGCAGTGGGGCTATTCTTCATACTCTCCTTGACTCCTGTAGTTATATCATCAAGAGCAGCGTAGAGTACTACTGACCTATTTCCTGACTTTCTACTAAGCTTACCACTTCTAAGGTACTCATCAACTTTCCATTCCCTAAACTTCCTACTAAAGAAACCACTAAAATTACTGTTTATTCTAGCTAATGATATAGTAGGCTTTTGCTGTGGAGCTTCTGTAGGTGAAGTAACCTTTTCAGCTTCTTTCTTCCCCACTTTAATAGCATGACTTGCTTGTTGTAATAAAGAACCAGACCTCTCATTTATGTCACCCCCCTGAGTAGCATTACCTAACAGCTTTACTGCTTCTTTAGCTATAGCTTCCTGTAGCTCTTCTGTAGAGTCATAGTGCCTACTTCCTAGGTTGTTTATCGCACTTATAGCTGCTTGCTTTGCATCCTCCTCATATATAGCACTGGCATTCCTAACTACATTTATAGCTTGCTCTGCTGCTGTAAGTACTTCCTCATTATTATTATTGATGAAGTCATCTGATAATACAGTAACACCTTCACCTTCAGTTTCACTAGGTTGAGTAGGTGTAATGACAGTTTCAGGAGCTTTCTCAGCTTCCTTCTCAGCAGCTATCTGTCTACCAGACTCTTCAAGACTTGAAGTAGCATCATCAGATGCAAATATACCTGTCAGAGGTGCTGGATTATCAGCAGCTACTGGTTTCTCCTCAGCCTCTTTTGTGACTTCCTCTCTTATTTCCTCATTCTTCTTGTAACTCTCTAAAGCTCTCTTATAGGAGTCTACTACAGTTCCTATATTCTCCAAAGAGATTTTCATATTATCTGGCAGCTTTTGGTTAAGTGCCTCAATCCAAGTTACTAAGTTTGACTTACCACTATCATCCGCTGATGTAAGAGCCACTACAGCATTATCATAGTTACTTATATCTACGCCCCTCCTGGATAAGAACTTAGTCATTGCGGCTACTAAGTCTTTATCTTGCTCTGAAATATCACTTAAAGCGTCATTCTTAAGTAACTGATTGTATATTCCCTCAGTAACCTCATCATCCTTCTTATATCTCTGATATAGAGGATTATCCTTTAGAACCTGGTCAAGCACCGCTGCCTCATAATCATCAGCTTCAAACAGAGCATTATCTACAGCTTCCGCAAAAGCAGGGTAGTCCTGTATTTCATTAAGCTTCTTATAGGACTTCTCAGCATCTTTAAGCCTCTTAGTCAATTTTAGTCTATTCTCTATATTAGATAGTATGTTTGGGTTCTTAAGAGCTGCATTATATTGACCTAAGAATGTCATTTGAGCATCATATATTCTAGCGGCATCCTCTACTTTATTCATAAAGTCAGATGTAGCTGCCGTACCCTTCTCTACTAGTCTTGCAATAACATCCTGTTGCTCTTGGCTATACTTTCCCCTATTCTCTGGGTTAAGCATTCTATACCTATCAACAGGATTAAGTGACATAATATCTGACTCACTCAATACAGGTGTAGTTCCCTCTTCAAGTCCCTTAGACAGTCTCTTGTAAGCTGCCATAGCTTTCTTCTTACTGTCTTGAAGGGTCTTTAGTTGCTTATTGAGGGCAGATAGTTTACTCTTTTGCTCATCTGATAGTATTGACTTATTCTTCTCTAAGTTACTTATCCTAGCCTGGTAAGCCTCAATATCCTTATCAAATGTAGTAGGTTCTGATATAGAGCCATGTCTAGCTATATACTTCTTCTGTTCATCTGTCAATGTAGATGCAGCACCTCCACCATAACTAGAGAGTAATTCATTCTCAAGCTGAGTAGCTCTTTCTCTCCAGTCATCCATACTTAGTTTGCCATATATTAAGGCTTCCTTAGTCTCCTGTGGAATACTATTACCAAGACTTTTCTCAAGGTCAGCGGTAGCCTCTTGTACTTTCTGCATGGTACTTAGCATAGCTTGGGCATCTTTCTTGATTTCCTCAAGAGGTCTTTTATCATATTGGGCTATCTGCTGAGCCATCTCATCACCCTCTTGGGCATTAAGTATATCCATATATCTTTGTGTATAAGCATCATATAATGGAGTACCTTTCAACTGCTCAAGCATGAAATAATCTTGTACTTGTTTACCCAGTCTACTGTTTCTATAGCTAAACTCATCTCCTTCATCAGAAGCCTGTTGCATACTTCTAGCCCATCCTAATGAACCTCTTAAAGAAGTGAGCCTTTCTCTATTATTGCCTTGAGCTAACCATTCATTAAGTGCTTTAGCTGATTCTCTTCTATCCTGATTTTCCTGCTTATCATGGTAGTAACTCTCTATGAATGGATTTCTCCAAAGGTTCCTAGCTACAGCACCTACTTTACCTAAAGTACTCTTACCTTTTAATGATGCCCTATCACCTTTAGACAGCAAAGCATTGACATTAGGAGTACCCATAGCTTGACCTAATGCACCATATATACCAGATTGGATAGCATCCTTACTTATAGCTTTTCTACCTACTGCCGCAAATGCCGCACCTAAGTTATCAGACATACTATCTACTATAGCATCATCTGCCACACCGTTATATCTCTGCACTATATAATTGGCTAAGTCATTCTCAGCGGCACCTCTGGAGAAAGCGTCAGATACATCCTGACTATACTCTTCAAGACCTTCACCAAGCATCTCTTTAGCCATATTCCAAGCTATCTGCTTCTTTGTAAGTTCTCTAGCAACTATATTACCAGCATTATCTATAGAATACTTATTTCCAGCAAATAGCTTTCCAACCTTACTTCTACTAAGTGCCTCTCTTGTCTTACCATTAAACATAGTAGCTTTTAGAGTCATATTAGCAGCTCCATTGATAAAGGAGTTAATAGTAAAGTTAGTCAAAGCTGCCTTATCCGCATCCTCTTCCGCTCTTCTTAAAGCATCTTCATACATTGGTTGGAACTCATCCCATACCTCTTGCCTTATTCTTTGTTCCGCAGCCTTATAGTCCCTGGAATAGGAAGTACCATCCTTGGTATTTTTAGTCAGTGGGGCAGTATTCCACCACTCCTGCATTCTTTTCTGCACTTCCTCCTCCATTCTCTTGGCTTGCTCCTCTCCTATCATCTTCTTAGCATCCTCAAGATAGTCTTGCTTTGTATTAAGAGCATTTAGAGCACCCTCACCCTGACCTACCAGTGCGGGGACTACATAAGCATTATATCTTCTTTGCCAAGTATTTATACCTTGGAGAGCTTTATTGACATTATTAGTAGTCTCTACTGTAGCAGCTAACTTACTACCCATAGTAGCATACTTCATAGTATTGAAGATCCTATTACCTATAGCGGTAAGACCATAACCTTCAAGCATTGAAGCAACTGTGAGACCAGACTGTTGCATAAGTTCTGGAATAGTATTTACACTAAAGAGATTATCCCACAGGTTCTCTTGTTCCTCAGTAGTTCTTATGACTTCAAACCTATTATATGCCTCCTCTGGGTCATCCTCTGTAAACATAGTTCCCTGCTTCATTACTTGGTCCCCATATCTAGTCCAAGGGTTATCTAAGAATTGGGTCCATAAGTTATCAAGATAACCTTCCTTTTGGTTTTCACCAGTCAATCTGTCTAGTCCAGTAAGAGCAGTTAATCCTCCTAATACATTTCCAGCAAATGATATAACACCTCCTACTAGATTAGCTCCCATACCAGCTATACCATTCCATATCTTATCAAGCATTGGCTGGTTATGAGATACTTCATCCTGTATCCTATCAGCTATCTTCTTAGCTGCTGTATCACTTCCAAATGCTTCTGATTCAGTTTCAAAGGTAGACATAAGTTCTACTTTCTTATCAGTATCAAGAGGGAAATACTCTGTACCCTTGAACCTCTTGTAATACGGTGAAACCTCATCTAGCATTTTATCAAAATCTTCCCATTGCCTTCTTGTACTCCCTATAAGAGTACCATCATTAGCCCTGCTTTCATTATAGCTATTTTCATAAGATTGCTTGGTGTTCTGATATACTTGAAGGTTCTCTATATCATCATCAGGTGAAGAGAGATATATACTATCTCTCTTCTCTGGTGACATACTTTTCAGAATGTCATAGTCTTCCCTATTCCCAAACTTATTTTTAAAAGAACTATTCCTAAAGTATCTATCTTTTCTGTTATCATCCCAGTTAGTATACCCAAGTTTATTAAGTTCCTCTATATTATCCTTCTCCCACTGTGCCCTATCTTGAGCTGTGAGACCTTTGACATTAAATATAAAGTCTGACATTATAATCCCTCATTTAACATGTTATCACTAGCAGCATCTATATCTACTTGATCTTTAGGCATTAGCACATAATCAAAACTTCCACCAGCTCTATTACTTTCAGCAGGTACTTGAAGTATAGTATACTTATCTATATCAAGATTATTATCTTTAATAGCTTTCTTTATTTCCTTAGCTGCCTCTGATGGAATTTCATTTATGGATGCTACAGGAATACCCATAGAATCAACATTATCTAATGTGTAGTTCCCCCAACCTGACACTAAATTGCTCCTAGTCATTCCAAATAGTACTCCTTTGGCATCTTGACCTTCTTTTGCAGAATGCCATTTTCCTCCAGTTCTAGCCACAATGACAGGAGTATCAGATATTTTAGAAGCTTGAGTTAGAGCATCACTTGTTGAAGTACTGCTTGTTGAGGCAGTTTTTACTTCCCATTTACCATTTGGTTGAGTTACTAGTACCCTTCCACCTCCAATAGGTTTAACTCTAGTACCATCAGGTAATTTAATACCTAATCTTTCATCTTCTTTCTGTTCTCTAGCCCAACCCTGTTGCTCTTTAGCCATGTCGAGTCTCTCCCTCTCCATAGCTAGTCTCTGTGCCTCAGCAGGACTGATATATGCCCTATTGGCTTGATAATTCTCTCCATAGGAAAGCCCATCCATCAATCCACTTATAGTATAGTCAATAGCTCTGGACTTATTATTATCTGTTACTCCAGATTGGCTTATTATCCTGTCTATCGCCTCATTAAGTTCTGGAATTTTGGCGTGATCCAATAAGAAGGCATTGGCTGCGTCTCTTCCATAACCCTGTTTTATTTGCCAATACTGGTTTCCTAAAGCCTTAAGGGTCTCTATATTTCTGGCTGAAGCTGAAGCTGCCGCTTGCATTCCCTGTTTATATAGAGTATTCCCACTAACAGCACTATAGCTCATGCTAGGGTTTTCAAGCATTTCATCAAGAGATATTCTGGAAAAATCATTATCATACATTATAGTATCATCCTTTAATCTCCCAGCTCTCTGTTCCTTAACTAGCTCCTCCCTTCTCTTATACTGTTCCTCTATGGGAGCTATGTCCCTAGTATATCTTTTCTTAAGATCCAATGCTTTCCTTCTTGAACCTGGGTTAAGTCCCTCATTAGCTAAAGTATCAACTTCCTGTCTTAATGAATCCTCAAAATTCTTGTATCTAGTATATGTCTCCTTTTCAGTATTTGGGTTTATTTTACCTCCTATTCCTTCAGAAGCATCATCAATTTCACTATATAAATCCTCAAGTTCCCTATGTGCCTCTGTAGCCATTAAAGCTGGCTTAAGCATCTCATCAAAAGTAAAAGGATTGAACTTAGCTGTACTAGTAATATATAAATTAGCCATTATCTCGTCCCTCCTTTCTTCTTATTTTTGATTGTAATATATCCACCTTTAGAAGAGTTATTACCTTTCTTCTTTCCACTATTATCACTGCCTTTATATTCACTTCCCCTTCCATTCCTGGTGAAGTAATAATAGAGTTCAGGGCTATCTTTAATCCAAGAAGCTGCCACATCCTCTCTCCCTATATCCCCAAGAGCCTGGAATAGATTACCAAAGTTAGCGGATATAGAGTTATTCCTAGCTGTGTCTATGGCATTTCTCATAGCCATAGCTTGTGCTACTCCACTCAATCTGGCTGAAGCCGCTCTTGAATAAGCTTCCTGATTAGCCATAGCTGCCTTAAGTCCTTGTTCAGAGTTAAACATATTAGTGCCCCTATTGAAATTCTCAACAGCTTGCCTATTTGCGAAATTATATTCAGCAGCTTGTCTGGCAAGTTCTCCCAGCTTTGTTTGAGCATTATAGTCAGTAGCTAATAGACCTGCCATAGCAGAACCTCTATTACCAGCTGATTGGCCTGTTATAGCTCTTCTTGTAGCAGCTGTATTGGCATTAAGTTTATTTATATAATAGTCTCTGTCAAGTGGATTATAAGTTAAGTAATTACCTATAGGAGTAGCTTCTACTGGCATATATTTTCCAGCATTTCTAGAAGCCTCAAGTATAGCGTCAGCACTACTGTAATCAGGTTTGCTTAGCAGACTATGTGTAAGTCCTATAGCACTTCCCAATACAGGGGCATATCTTAACCAAGTAGCATAATTCTGTTCTTTGCCACTGCCTTCCTTAACTTTTTTACCATGCATTTCACTTAGTGTAGGAAGTCTCTTTATAGATAAATCAGCATTATCCAGAGACTCCTGAAGTGTAGGTATAACAGGGTCATCAAGACCTATTGAAATAGGTGCTCTGTAATCCCTTAATGCCTGCACTCCAAACCTATGCATATCACTGAGCTTTTGGTCATACATACCAGCTAACATCTGGTCAACCGTAGGATTCTCAGTATTCTTTGAAAAGTATGTTGGAGCGAAATCTTTATTCCAGTACTTATTGAGTAACGTATCATAATTATCTCTTACCCATTGTTTAAATCTATTATCATTATATATATCAGCGTATCTCTTGGTCTTGGTATCAAAAAGCTTTGTACCATTATAAGAGAAGTCATCCCAACTATTATATACTTGAGAGCCTTTACTTACTCCTGGATTATTCACATATCCATAAGGATTTTCTTGGTCTAGTAATACATTAGGATCTGGACCTGGACCAGCAAATAGCCTTCCTAATTTACCTCCTTTAGCATATTTACGCATCTTTCTTTCATTGTCTTTTTGCCTAAGTGATTCTTGCTCCATGGCTAACTTAGCCATAATATCCTGCAATCCTCTTTGGCTTATTGGATCATTAGGCCTCTCTTCACTTTCTTTTTGAGCATTCTTGGCTAAATCAGCAAAGGTAGTACCACTTAGTTTATACTTCTTTTTCACTTCTTTAGGAGCCTTAATCCTATTACTATAAACATAGTCATTGAAGATTACCTCTCCCTCTTCAACTAAATTTGGGACACCCTGGTTATCAACTCCAAACTGTATTCCCTCATAGGGATTTTGCTCATGTGTGCCTCCTTCATTTATTTCAGTTACTCCATTGGAGAATATTCCACCATGAGTGAATAAGGGTCCCCCATCAGCTTTCTTTCTTCTTTGCCATTTTGCTGGAACAAAGGTTTCTCCTTTCCAATATCCCCCTACTAATCCCTGTGGATTATACTGTGACTTTCTGCCACTATACCTGCTTTCGTTGCTAAATGTAGGATGATAAACTGTCTTAAACTCATCTGTCCAATGAGTTAGAAAATTAGCATCACTATTTGGATATTTGTTGTAATACCCTCTATAATCATAAGTGTTATCATTCAAGGCATGAATTAAAGCCTCATCTACATTATTAAACCCCCAATTTCTGTAATTTTCTTGAGCTACTCTATCCATTATATTATAATACTGATCATCAGACAATGGGCCTCCATCAGCTTTTTTTCTTCCTCCAAAATTTCTAGCAAAGTTAGCTTTCTTAACCATAGCTGGACTATAGTTTTCTTTATTAGCTAATACCTGCGAAGCAAATGCCTGTACTGATTTACCATGCTTCTTTGCGGCAGCAGTAAATGTGCCTCTTTTACTTGGTTTAATATGTATTCCTCCTCCCTCTGCAAAAGTATTTCCAAAAGGAGACATTGGTCCTGTATATCTCATAGTTATGGGTCCTCCATAAGCTACCTCATTTATAAGAGTGCTCTGTACTTGATTTCCTAATATATTATTACTTGAATTAGCTACATTAGCTGTTGCTGTTTGCAACGCAAGTTGCTTAGCTGCTTGAAGCTCATTATATTTCCTGTTCAGTTTACCCTTAGCAAATACTCCAGCTTTACCTATATCACCTTTACTAAAGATATTAGTCTTTACATTGGTATCATAGTCTTCCATAAGAGCATCAGTACTATCACTGCTAAATGAAGCATTCTTAAGTGCATCGTTGGATTTATTAATCTCATTTATCCTCTCTTGATTAAAACTTGTTCCAAATAATCTATTAACACCTCCACCTACTATTCCAGAAGCAGCTGATACTATACCTCCCAATACAGGATTAACAGTACTAAGCGCACCTCCTACAGTAGAACCAATTATATTAACAGCACTACCAGCTCCTGAATTAAGTCCTCCACTGAGTGCTCCATATCCTAGTTGTCCCATAGCACTGCCTATGATACCTATGGGGAGTCCCCCTCTAGCACCCAGAATACCTAGACCACCCTTAGCCCCAGAAGTTGCTCCTCCTGAACTAGGTAAAGTTACCTCTCCTGGCTTAGGTAAGTTTACTTCTCCTAATGAGATATCAGGCTGAGTCTGTACCCCAATATTTTTGAGAAAATCTTCTATAGAATCTCCATTAGGCATTAACCTTCTATCTATTTCTTTGTTCATCGCATCAACATATTTTATTTGCAAAGATAAAAATAATATTTAAGCTACACAACTGACTTAATAAAAAATAATATAGGAGATAAACATGACATTTATCTCCTATACATCAATAATATTAATCAGTAAAATAATGAAGTGCTATATTATGTATCCAGTTCTGTAAAGCTACATTATCTTCCTTTATTACAGGTCCTGTAAGTTTAATATAACACCAAGGATTTCTTATTCTGTCTTTTATTCCTTTACCCTTATTATCTCTTAGATTATTAACCCTCCAAGTCCTGAATTTTTTCTTTAGACTAGAAGGCCTACCATATAGCTGATTTAATGATATATCTCCACTATCTTGGTACTCATTCCATATTCTTACCTTAGAGAAAGGACAATCATTATTGGCCTTCTTATATACACTTTCAGGATTATCAGGCATAGGCAATTCCATCTCATCACCCTTGAATTCAAGAACATCAAATATCTTGTCCAGCATAGGTTCTGGATTAGCTACTAAGGTAATAGAGTATTCATAAGGAGGAAGAGAATAGTCATAGTTCCCTAGATACCTACCATAAGATTTATCATCTCCTCCCTCAAGTTCACTGAATTTTATATTACCAGCAGTATTATCTGTCCATACAGCTATATTCAAGTCATCAACTGTGGTTATATAAGGAGTATGTCTATAATCTACAAAGGAAGTAAATTGCCCTAATTGTTCAGAGTAAATAAGAGCTTCTGAATCCCTCATAAACAATACTTCTCCATTAGTTCTATCATAACCAGACAAGAATGAATTCCTGTTATTTGGACTCCATATATTATCATCTATATTAAGGTTAGACCACCCTATAAATCCAGTAGTTGATGATATATTGGATATTGAGTCATCCAACTTATAAATACCTTTAGTGGCACTGTCAATGAAATATAGGGTATTCATCCCATTCACTATAGACCATTTATTATTACAGCCTACTATATCAGAGATGTACCTCTTTCCATTCACCAGTCCACTATTGGCTATTTCCACTGGAACTCCACTGGTAGTACTTATCTGGGTTTGCTCATTATATAATATTACTGAAATACCATGTTCCTGGAATACATATAGATTATTTCCTAACCTATTTATTGAGGTTACCCTTCCTTTATTACCATCCAAATCCAATGAGGAAATAGTATTTATCTTCATCCAAGTATCTATAGGTTCCCCAATAGTTTTATTAAGTGACCAATAGACAGTAGTTGGAAAAAGATTATTCTTTATTAAATCCTCCTCAAGGTACTGTTTTGAAATAAAATCCTGAGATTGATTATATACCTCGTTATATAAATCAAAGTTAGTAGGCCTAGTAGTGGTATTATCCAATTTACCTCTATTTCTGTCAGTTCTTGCTTGGATATTATTATAAGTTTCCAGCATAAAAGAACCTACCTCCACTACACTGTTTTTATCCTCTTCAGTAAAGGGATAAGTCTTAAGACAATCCCATCTTTGAAAATAAGTATCTCCAGAAAGATGTAAGGAAAATCTAGGGCATCCAGTATCACTTACATCTATCTGAGAGCTACTACTGATTACATTCCATCTCAATGCACTTAATCCATGCTGATCATAAGCTATTTCATCAGGACTTTCACCTTCTCCCTTTCTTTGTAACCCATATATATCAGTGGCTTGAAGGTCTTCAAAGACATCAATCACATATAGCAAAGGAAGATTCTTCATATTACTGAGAGCTATTAGATTCAGTTCCTTATTGTCTATCTCAAAAGAATCTGGGGTACTTAAGCCATTTATAACTATAGAACCCTGACTAAATTCCCTGCTTCCTGCATAAAATTCTCCTACAAAGCATGTACCGCCAGTCAAAGAAGGAACAGGGGATATTACCCTACCAGTTATCGTTAGTATCAAATCTCCTTCATTTGTACTGATAACCTCTCCTGTTTCTAGGTCATCCAAATAAGTATAACTTGGGGAGGAATCTACTAATATTTCCACCTGTACATGCCATACATTATAAAGATTTGAAGATTGTCCACCACCAAGTTCTACTCTCTGCCAAATAAGATACTCTCCCTCAGTCTTGGGTAAATTATCAGGTGTTACGATACCAACAGCTAATTCAAAACTCTTTCCCTTAGTATTATCCATTGCCTTCTGGATATCATAGGCCATTGTAAGTCCAGTATTAGAGAAACTACGGTTGAGTGTTATTGTAGTAGGCTGATTATCCATATCATAAGTAGAATAGGTAAATGAGGGGAGAGTAGTATAAGTATCTATTCCAGGGGAAGTGTCTTTCTTTATAGGTAAACTAGTTACTATATGTGGAATACTTTTAGTCTTTATAGGTACAGGCTCTACTCCATATACATAGTCTCTTTCTATAGCTGTAGCCCCTTCAAACCCATACACTATTTGTGGACCATTTACATCCTGAAGCACTATAGGGTAACCACCATTTTCAACAAAAGCCGTAGACTCAGTATTTGCTGCATTCTCTCCATCTCTCTTAAAGAGATTATACACCATTACAGTATCTATATTACCCATGTAAACCCTGGAATCTACACTTATGGCAGTAGCCTCATTACTATTATATACTCTAAGATCTAGAGGTTCTATCTCACTTCCATCATTATTCTCACTTATATCTGATAGGTTAAAATACTTTCCATTCTTAAAATAGGAAGTAAAGTAAGAATATTTTAGATTAGCGAATATCTTATGATCCAATACAGCTGTTTGAGCTTTCTCAGCATTGTCTACATTCCTGTCATTATTGAGTGAGCCTTGTCTATGCCACATGTATGTAATATACCCAGCTTGATAGTCCCTAAAAAGTTTGCCTCCAAAAATGATATCAATAAATTTAATACATCCTCCTTTTGTATCACCTCTTATACCATCCTTCCATAGAGGTCTAGATCTAAGCCAATCTTGGTCATAATTTATATTATCTCCACTTATTGGTATATTCAGTAATCCTGGGGAATCCAGGTCTGCTTGAACAGAGGAAGTCTGTACTATATAACTGGAATTATATGAGGTAAAAGGAACCACTCCCACTATTCTAACTTGAAACTTACTCTCTAATCCAGGAATAGTGTTATCATTAATATCTGGAGAATAAATGTCTATTATATTCTGGTCTATATAATAGTTAGTGGTATTTAATTCCCATGAGAAAAGATTCTTTATGTCCTCAGATAGACTACTATACTGGTCCATTGCGTAAGAAGCTGGACACCCTACAGAGTTCTGTATCTCAGCATTTTCATTAGCCTTTATAGATAATGTATTTTGTCTTTCCCTAGTTACTGTAAAAGCGGGAATAAGACCCCTATTATTAGTATTTACAAGATTAATAGGGTCATATCCATTATCTTCTCCCATAGGCCTAAAAGACCATGATGATACACCATAAGGTGAATTAGAAGATCTCTGTCTTATATTATATAAAGTAGGATTCACTATTCCCTGTAACCTTACCCTGTTATGTCCTATAGCAGGCTCTGCCATAACAGCTCTTACAGCTATATAATTAGACAAGTCTGGGGGATTTCCCTCCCAAATATCATCAGAATCAAGGTCTATAGTAGCCTGCGGAATAGTGATTGTATTATCATCAAAATTTACATAAGGTCTTCCTATAGGTTCATAACTATAAGTATTGTGACCTAGGGAATCACTATGTAAACATATAGGTATCACAGGTGTCCAGTCAAGAGTCTTCCTTTGAAATTGCAGACCAAATAAGTAGCTATTTCCTTCTTTAAAACCTTTAATTGACTGATTATCTAAATCAAGATTACTCTCATATGGATATATACCATCAGGAGCATAATAGGGAATACTCCTATTAAAAGTAGTAATAGGTAATCCAACTTCCTGGAATCTATTTAAAATATTCTTTAACTGGCCTGAATCTTCACCTATCAATTCAACATTACCTATAAATAGCCTACCATCCTTTTGCTCAAAAGTGCTAGGGGAAATAGGCTCTGAGGTTTTATATAATATCTCTGTAGGATCTATAGTTTCCTGTGCTGTTCCTGTATCAACTACCTTGTAGTTTCCAGCTCCACCACTTATTGATACCTCTTTTACTAAATAGGCAGCCACATCCCCATTTATGGAAGTTCTCTGTGTACTGTAAATCCTAAGATTATCAAAATACTTAGATAACTCTTCAGAAACATTTATACTAAGAATAAAACTGTTGGTCACTGTCTTATCAGCTACTTCTCCCCTATTTTTAGGAGACATATAATACAATGAAGATTCCCATATTATATTGGTCTCAGCACCATACTTTTTATAAGCTGTAATATAATATTGTATAGTACCCGCTGGAAAAGAACCTGTCCCATAATCCTTCTGTATAAATACAGATAAAGGTTCTGAGGAGAACATGGCTTTGGAGTCTATATTATTTACACTTGTATATGGAGCGTTATATCTTCTTGTGCCCTGCTGTTTAGGTTGAATATTAGGATCAAGTATATTCAGTTTCCTGAATTGATTCTTTCCATCAACCCAATACACATTTATAATATCCTCAGTTTCATAGTACATAGTGGCTTCTATAGGATTATCCACACTAAAATTGAAATCCCCAGCAGCCAATATTACTACTTCCTTGGTGTTTAAGTCAAGTCTATATATTCTATCCTCAACCCCATTTCCAGAGTCCTTAAAATAAGGACTATCACAAGAGAATACCACTATATATTGGTTAACACTGGCTATTCCTATAGGAGTTCCTCCCACTATTTGGTCAGGGGAATATCCATCAGGGATAACCAATGATGTATCAAGAGGTTTATCACCTCTTATATTGGTTATTCCCAATAATGATGAGTCTTTAGACCCAGTAATACGGATATTCCTATTCTCAAAGGAATATTGGTTATTAAAGACAAAAGGGTCAGAGTCTTTACTCATCCCCTTTATAGTCCAAGTAGTTATCTTCTGTTTCATATTAATGCAACTTTATGTATTCCCTACTTCCCATATTTCTGAATCCTCTATCAAAATGAGTATTCTTGGGAATTAGATTATTATACATTCTAGTGAATGCTTCCATCTCTGAAACACTGGGAATAATAAACTCATTATTACATTGTCCAGCTTTAAATGTATACTCTTGCTGAGTATTCTGTAGTACAGCTGGAGTTATCTTTCCCATATCAAAAAGAATGGTAAACCATTCCTTTTTTATATATAATTCCAAGGTCTTTAAGAATATGGGATTATCAGGAAGAAGAGGTAATCCATCCTTGTCAACTGGAATAGCTTTATAGCTTATTTCCACTCTTCCTTTTTTAAAGGAAGTATAGATTACTCTTCCCTGCACTTTAAAGGTTAATTCACCTTTATAGTCCTCATAAGTACCATTGAAATTATCAGTCATTTGCCTCATGCATACACCACTATTGCAGTCTCTCACCTGGTTTATTGACACCAAGTCACATGGCAACAATCCCCTGTAGTCACCTATATCAACTACCTCATATTTATCTTCATAAGTTTGTGGTATTCCCATGCAAGCTATAAAGTCTAAGGTGTACTGAATAGCGGACTCAAGATTTAAATCCTGAAGCATCGGGTGACGAAGTACTCTTGATAGTACTTCCCTAAGATTTATATAATTAAACTCTGAAACCATAATTATTTGCCATAATAAAATTTCTTTCCACTATTATTCCACCATTCCTGTATACTAGGAGTGTTGTATATTGACCTTCCCGCTTTTATAACATCTGAAGTATGATTAGGATCTCCAGGATTATATCTTCCAGATTTAAAATATTCAAAAGCATGAAGTAAAGGTGGCATATCATATCTTTTACCTTTATTATACCCTCCAGTATTATACTCATAATCCCTTACCAGGAATTCTGCTGGGATCATCTCATAATTTCTAAAATAGTTCATATTTCCAATGGACCTATTATGATGATTTATCTTAGCCCTTTCTTCTTCAGTACTATTTTTAGGAATAGCTCTATAATTGAAATATGGTTGTTTTCCAAATGAAGTTTCCTGATAAGCAAGACCTAACGCAGATGGTATGTCAAGATTAGCTTTACCTGCGTATTTAGCTATTGAATCAAGGGCATTTGTAGGAATACTTACATTAAGTGTGGCACCTTCAGGTTTTACTTTTATGACTTTATCCTTAATGTAAGGTATCGCATATCTCATATCAGGATTCTGTCTATAGATTTTTCTATGCGCAGCACCCTCAAATAGTGAAGATGACCTACTGGTTTTTGAGTTATTGGTAGTTCTTCTTCTTGGAGATTGGACTTTTAAGGTACCATCCTCTTGTACAGTATAATACTTTCCTGTTTTAGGATTATGCACAGTCCTTCCAGGCTTTACAATTTCACCTGTTGTCCTATTTAAATAACCTTCAGGCTTAGGACTAAATAAACCAGAAACCCAATCAACAGCTCCATTTATAGCTTCTTTTAGGTCACCTAAAAATCCTCCTTCAGCATATTTATTATAGACCTCTCTAATATCTTCAAGATTAGTTATACCATTCCTTACACCTAATCTTATATAATCTGCCCTCTCTTTCATTGTCAGATCATCCCACATAAGTTCTTCCTCCTTCCAGATTGAAGAGCGTCAACAAGACCTAATTTTATATTTCTCTTAAGCTTTGCCTTTAACTCCTTGTTGAATACAAATTCATAATATGATTTATTGGGATAATTAGCTTTTACTTTATCATAGTGTATCTTGTAAATCTCCTTCTCCTCAAGTCTTATAAGCTTTCTATCCTCATAAGCTTTCTTATCCTCATACCATAATCTCAAGGTATTTTCCCAGTCTACGGGAAGATTAGACCTCACTTTCCCAGAGTCATCTATCCACACATTGCCTTGATTTTTCCTTAGTTCTATTATACCCATTCTACAGGGTAGTTTTACATCATGGCCTAAAGCTATCTCATTAGCCATATAATTATTTATCTTCCTTATTATAGAGAAATATTGAGACTCACTGAGGATATATTTCTTCTCTTTAGGTTTCTTTTTTCTATATGATTTATAGGCATCATATACACCTAGAGAACCTCTTATTTTATGTATTCTGTGTTCAGAAATCTTTCTTATTCTCTTCTTAAATTCTATAAAACTATCCATTTCCTCCCTCTATTTGTTTCTGTACATCAGCTTTCATATTCCTTCTTATATACCCCATCATATCTGACAAATCATCATCAGCGTTATTCTGTGGATCCTCTGGAGCATACTCAGGACCTCTAAGTTCTTGCACAACCAATTGAATCAACTGATTGACAAAATTATCTTCAATAGGAAACTCAGAGTCAAGAATATCACAAGTCTTATCTCCTTCACAAGCTAGTTTAATAGCTTCTTCAGGATCTTCAAAGATAGCTGAGAATTTCATCTTTTTCATATATAAGAACTGAGGATTTGAAGACTTGAAATATAAATAATTATCAGGTCCTAAAGAACAATAGATAATATTACCCATCCACTTATTATGTCCTACATACCTCATTCTATCTCTTGTAATCAACGCTATATCCCCCTGATAAAAATCTATTGGATAAACCCTTGGAGAACCTATAGTCATGAATACTGGAATTTTCTCCTTACTTCTTAGGTATGAGCCTCCTTCACAAGGTTCTCCAGCTATTGCTGGAACCTCTATTAAGTCTAAACAAAGTGTCTGGTAATTCCCTTCTGAAACATACTTCCTTAGGCTGCTTGAATACTCTCTTTTAAGTATCATTGCCCTAAACTTATTTGCCAGGAAGATAATGTGATCCTCAGTATAATAGGAATCATCACTGGACATCTTGAGTTCATCAAGAATCATGAATACTAACTGTCTATATGTCATAATAAATTAACTTTTAATCAATAAAACAAGACCTTGTGCAAAGATAGAGAATATCTATCATTTACACAAGGTCATAAGAAATTTATTATAGACTAGCTAACCTTATTACTCCTTCTTCATCTTGTCTTATTATAGTGTTTTCAGTAATTCTTGGAATTGTATTCAATGATTGATTAAATACAGTGTTACACTTATATTCAGGATAAGAGATTAAACAAGATGTACCAAACAGCTTATATAGTACACTGGTTATGGTCTTATAGTCATCATCAGTAACAAAAGAACTCAAATTTCCATTGAGGAGTTCCTCAATAAACAACAGGGTTACCAGTTTAGCTACTTCCTTGTAACTTTTATACCCAAATATGGATAAAGCATGGAAATAATTCTGTAAACCAGTGAACCCTAATTCAGTTAATTTATCCATGGCATCCACAAGAAGTTATAGTAGTTTTACATGGGTTATTGAGGTTCTTGAAATAGTTATTCCATATATTGATAGCTTCAGCATAATGGCAAGTCTTAAGGCTTAATTCAAGGGCTTTAAACCTAAGATATCTGTCAAGAAAATTCTTTGGAATATCACATATCCTCAAAACTTCCTTCATTGTGCACATCATGGATCTATAATATGGATATAGATTAGCCACCACACCCATAGTGAATTGATTATCCATACCACAAGGAGTATCAGGAGAGGGAACCCCCTTCACTGTAACATAAACAAAAAACAGTGTCTCCTCAAGTGGTACACCTAAAGCGGTTCTGTTAAGTTCTAACCTAATGGTCTTTTTACCTCCAGGATCATTGTCATCTGATTCAGGGTTTATCATCGGGTTAAACTTATCCTTATATTGTGAGCAAATGGTCTCAGTGGTCACTGGAGTGTCAGCTCCCTCAACAGTATAGCTAAACACAGGGTTTCCACTAGGACCATTAGCCATATATGTATCCTGTGTATCCACTATAACTGAATCTATATAGATATTGTCATAATAGGGCAAAGTGGACACTGAGGCATCTATTATAAGGTACTTGTCAGTAACCCTCAACTCATTGAATTTTATCATATGCTTCAGTTTTAAGTAAATAAAAAAGGGGAGCTAGTGCCCCCCTTAATATTCTCACTCTTTAAAGAGTATCTATCTGCAACTCATCAGGAAGCAACGCATTAACCTTAGCTATAAGGGCATTCATGTCAGTGTGACTTCCATCATTCTCACATACTATAGTGATATCCTTTTCAGACTTCTGTACACTCTCATTACTATCAGTGAAAGCATAGTGGATATCCAAGGTATCATATTCTTTATCAGGGTCAACCAGATAAGTAGTCTTTATGATATTAGGATAACCCATCATTCTATACATATCACCTCTAGCACCCATGCAGAAGTATTCAAGGTCAGCTATATTCTTTCCGTTGATTACAGCATCCCCAAACTCTACTTCAGAATCATAGTCATCAGTACCTACTGGAGTAGCACCACTAGGAGTAGCTTGGCCCCAAATAAATTCATCACCATCTACAGTGATAGGCTTGAATTGTATGTCAAAGGGAATAAATCCTTGAGGCATCATTCCTCTTTCCCAAGCTTGCTCTACCTCTTCTACTATAATGCCAGTGTAAGTACCAGTAAGGTCAGTTTCCTTAGTCTCCTCAGTAAGCTCTGTAGGAGTGCCAGAAGCATCAAGATATACAGTAATCAGCTTATTCCACTTATCAGCTTTTGCATTCTTAAAGAGAGATACAGCCAATGCCTTATAGAGGTCAGAAGCTGTCATGCCATTTGTTGCTGTAGCAGAAGCGTATTTCTGATATTGGTCTTCCTCACTAAAGCCAATATATTGCCTAAAAGCAACTCTGATTATGTACTCTTGCCCAGCTACTGGGGTGTCACTTACAGTGTTATCCAGGGTAATAAGCACTCTCTTGAGCTTATGAGCCATCTCATCAGAGGCAGTAGCTTTAATACTCATTACCTTATTTACCTTAATAAGGTCACTTCTTACTATACCTCCAGGAGACATATACTGGAAGTACATATGTGTCTTGGCTGTGTCTCCCTTGGGGAGAATGGTACCAGCGGCATCAGAAGCTAAAAGATTAGTACCACTTCCAAGTTTCTTGGCAAAGTAAAAATGCCTAACTTGATTAATAGTTTGTCCCATAATTAATATTAATTATAAAGTTATTTTATGATCTGTTTATTTGAGCTTTACTCACTAAAGCAAGTCTTACAGCTCTTTCCAGTATTAATCTATGTATAGCTAGATTAAGTTCACATCCACTTATGGAGGTCTCATTATTTATTGACAGATTATCAGGGAGTTCTTCCAGTATTATAGGTTTTGGCTTTGATAAATATCTTACCTTATAGCCTTCTATGGAATAAGGAGTGATTATCTCCACTATATTACCCTCAATATCAAGCCTCAAAGCTCTTCTTACAGAGGGTCCTCTAAATGGGTTCTCCATAATTCTGTAGTACTCATCCTGTGTTATTGGTGTCACTAGTATCTCCTTCCCATTATTGCATCCAGAATCTTCTCCATTAAGCTTAACTGACTCATAGGTAATAAACCATACATCATCTGGAAGTTTATAGAAAACAGAGTTACTTGATAAGCCAATATCTTCTTTCAATTTATCAACAATAATCTTAGTAAATACTAGAGGAGCCAAATATCTTCTTACCTCTTCAGTATTCTCAAATCCTTCTCCATAAGGGTTCTTCCCACTATATATTTCCTTGACAATCTCCTCTTGAGCTTTAGTAAGGAATACTGACTTCTCATATTCATCAAAACTCCTTATATCAGTGTTTCCAAATCCTTGTTTCAAAAGATTGGTTTGAAGAAGAGAGTCAAATTCATTTGAAAACTCCTCGGGTGTCATAATTATCTACTTTGTGCTACAATACCCTTTTCAGTTTCACTTTGGACTCCCAAAGCTAATTGAGAAGATAAATCCCCTGTATAAGCCGCTTTTGCCAGCTCAACTGCTCTCTGTAAAATCTCATGGTGTATTTCAGGGTCAAGCAAACAAGTCTGCTCTTCTGTTTTACCACTTATAGAAAGTCCTGATTCCTCTAAATCCTCAAGGATTATAGGAGAAGGCCTCTTTATGTATCTTATTTTATAGGATTCATTCTCAGAGTTTACAGTATCATTGGGGCCTATAATGATTTCAGCTTTAGTATTGTCGGTTCCTATTAAGTCAGTAGAAGTCCCTATTACCCTCCAAGCTTGCCACTTTATGGGATACTTATAGGGTTTTGACATTACCCTTGAGAGATCAAGATAGCTAATAGGAACTATAGTAAGAACTATATTCTTACTGGACCTTGTAACTATAATAGTTTCATTGAGTACCATTAGGGCATCACTTACAAATGGAACAAGGAAAGTTTTATATCCCAAAGCCCCCTCAGCACCCTGCTCTACTTTAAAACTATCATAAGCTGTAAGCATTGAAAAATCTATTTGCCTCTTAGCACTATCATCATATCCTTCTTGAAATTTATTCCCTTTAGGATTAAAATACGCTTTGACTATTTCATCTTGTGCCTTAGTAAGAAACACTGATTTCTCATACTCATTAAGACCAGGAGCAGCATTACTCATTATATTATTATAGAGGATATCAAACTCGTTACTAAACTCCTGTGTAGTCATACTATTCTATTGTTTTAATTTAGCCTCAAGACTAAGTTTTAACTCTTGATGTTTAGGCATATTAAGGTATTTAGCCGCAAAGTTCAATGTAGGCTCTTCATTGTCCTCACATAAAGGAGTACCATCTGATTTAAGATAGAGCATTCCTCCCCTATTGCTTATAAGACCTTCTTCAACAGCCTTCTTTATGAGAACCTTAGTGCTTAACATAGGATCTGTAACTACTTTCACAAAGAGCTTTGAGTCAGCCTGAATCAATTTACCTACTTTATCTTGTAAGAATTCTATCTTAGAGGTTTTAGCTACAGGTCTGCCATCAATGGTCTCTATAATAGTCCTAAGAATATCAGGATTCTCTTGGATTTTACCAAATTCCATATAAGCTTGCATAGTAGCTGAAAGCTTCTTCTTAGAGGCTTTAGACTCTTCATTCTCATGAATTATAACAAACTGATAAGTAGCTTTAGGATGGTCTTCTACCTCCTGAAGAGAAGGTGCTATATAGTCTCTATTGGCTAATAGAACTTTGTATTTAATATAGTCTTCAGGATTAGATAAATCTAAGTAGTTATCTTGCTTTGTGAGTCTCACCATAAAGTTATCCCAATAATTATCTACTTTATTGTATATGGATAACGCATTGTACTCAAGACCCATAACCTCCTCAAGATATGCTTTCTCAGAGTTAGTTAAAACATTAACATATGCTCCAGAACTAAGTCTGGGCACTGTAAACCACCTAACAGCACTCTCAGCCATTCCTCCATAGAGAAGATGCTTTGGATTAGTTACTAATCCAGTCTCTTTAGGTAAGTGTTTTACTATTATTCTCTCTTTCCTTAAACAGCATACAAGGTTACTATCCTCAGATTCATCCCTTTTCTCTTTTCTTCTTGTCTTTTTTATCACTTTAGGTTCTACTCTTTGCATAGCCTGTTCCTCCATTATAGAGGAATTATCCAATACCATTTCTTCTACATTTCCCATATTTGTTTCTCCCTTAATAATTAAAATAAACCATTTAAAGAAAAAAGGAGTAGGAGCTTTCCTCCTACTCCTTCTATGTTAACCCTGCAATATAGCAGGTATTAAGGAAAGTGTTCTTGTTGGATCTAACACACATACACCAAGTGTTGCCATTTTATGAACTGTGGCCGAATCTTCATCATAACTCATGTGTGGGTTACCCATTTGCCCTGTAAACGGATTTCTTAAGCCCCACTGATAACTACGTAATTCATTCTCTCCCTTGATTCTACACTTGAATATATTAGGCTGATCCATAGTACCTATATACCAAATATCATATCTATAGGAGAATGCTGGACCTCCATTAGGATGGAGTATCTTGTTTCTTACTGGGTCATCATAAAATGGGTCGACATCCAGTTTTACAGTTACTCCATTAGGAGCCTTAAATTGAACAAATTGGAATCCAGCACTAAGAGCATTATCATGTAATTGTGATTGAGTTTTATCTACTACATGCAGATAATCATTATTCATCACAAAAGTGGTCCATCCACTAATAGTCTGCAATACCGCTTTATGGAATTGCATAGCTCCTCTTTCACCAGTCTTGATTACAAATACCCTATCATTCATGTCAAGCTTAGATGCTGACAGCTCATAAAGGGCATCCTCAAGAAGCTTAAGAGAGAACTTATTATAGTACATAGTATTAGCAACTTCGGTTTGTTCAAATATTCCTGCACCTGTCTTTATCACATTGCCACTCTTACCGAAGTTCATATATTCTCCATTGCTGTTCCTATTAGAAGTACCAAATGCCTCTACATTATTTTTATACTCAGAGAATTGAAGCTCCAACTCCCAGTCCACATAATGCATCCACATATTGGCGGTATCCTTAACTTGCTTACCAGTTTCATCCCTTCTTACCATGGGAATACCGAAAGCAAGCTTTCTACCAAGTTTATTACCCCACACTTTGTGGTGAATCCTGATAGTAGACCACTCATTTCTCATGGAAACGGGGGTACTAAATCTAATATCACCCACTTTGCGAGAGCCTTCACGCTCTACAGGGGCAAATTCAATAGAGAATCTTTCACCAGCGAGAAGTCTTTCAGCTGGAATACCCTGGGTTAAACCACCCATAGTTTCACACTTGTAACAAGCATTGGAACCTTCCATTCTAGCATTTCCAAGAATTCTAATAGGGTAAACCTGATTAAGGTTACCAACTATTACTTCCCCATCTGCGAACCAATCCTCTGGGAATACTAAATAAAAGGGAGAAGTTCCAACACCGACATTAGGACTTCCTGCTTCTACTACAGTTCCATTCTCATCTCTTGCCTCAACAAGAGGAATATTTCGCCTAGAGGAACCGATGACATCCCAATAATATTCGTCATCCGTTTCAAATTCTTTAACGGGAAACTGGCTAAGGAATGTATCAAGAGTCTTTCCTCTATGATAGGCGAGAAGTTGTACCATAAGGTTTGTAGCTTTCTGAGGAGCCAGTTGGAAGATATGACCCAAGTGATTATCACTAGTCAACAATTCTGTTACCCTAAAGGCTTTTTATCCTTTAGTTCTTACACTTTACCATTGTGTAAGTTCAGCATACATTTTCATACTTATCAGTATGTTGGGCACTCTTGGAAGAATTATATTCTATGTTATTATATATGCAAGCTTTTCTGAAGGTTGTGTAATTCATATTGAGAGCTTTAGCAGCTTTTCTTAGAGATTTATACTCTTGAAGGGCTTTAATAAGTGTTTCCTTATTAATTTTACTAAATTTTTCTTTTTCTCTATATCTCTCACTAATCTCCACTCCAGCATTTCTAAGTTCTGTAGTTATTATGTATCTCGTAACTTCAAACTTATTAGCTATCTCTTGTAAAGAGAATCCTTGATTTTTATAAAGGTCAACTAAAGTTGAGATACTTAATGCTTTCCTCTTGAACTTAGGAGTCTTACCTCCTATACTTACATTATAACCCTTGGATTTATTTGTAGAATCATATAAGTCTATATAGTACATTTCTCTATAATCTATAACATCTATATTACAGATTTCTAAAGTCTCTACATAGAACTTATCTATCCCATACTTCCTCATAGCTCTATTAATAACTTGGTCTCCATATTTGGCATGTCTAAGATGTTCTTGCCATCTTATATTTACACTTACTTTAGTTTGACCTATGTAGACTTTATTATTAATAGTATTTCTGATGATGTAAATAAACCCATTCATAGTTTCATCTTCTATGCGTTACACTGTCTTTATGTATTACCATAAAGATTAGCTCGGTATTACCCTGGGGCTTTAACTTTAGGGGGCTTCACCGATTTTACCCAATTTTACAAGGGCTTAACTTGTGAGTCAACCCTTCCAATGTTGGAACTCCAACATTTGAAATCTACCAAGTTTTCCTGCCATAAATCAGTTATATTACATTAAACAATACTTATCTATACATCAAGAGACCAGCCTTTACCAGAGTAGGACTCGGGATCATCATCAGCATCACCCATAAAGGTAGGATTTCCCTTTGGTACATTAGTATTCCTTAATGTATGTTCCAACTCTCTGAGGCTATTCTTGACTTCTTTTCTAACTTTTCCTTTGACAAGCATATCCAGGTTCTTAAAACCATTAGTAAGAGTAAAAATAACTCCAAGTTTCTTTCTGAACTCAACAGGATTATCTACTTCATACTTTTGGATAGCCGTAAGATATTCACCGTCTTCAGTCTTATAAACTGGCTTGGCTATGCTATCATAGGCTCTTTGTCTTGTAGCTTTATCCATTGTAATGCCATCAAAGATTTCTTTATCCTCAAGCATTTGCTTTTTAAGGGAAAGAGCTTCTTTTTTTATTCTTTCCTTATCAGCATCAACTTCTTCTTTTCCTTCCTTGATAAGTTCATTATACTTTGACTCAAAGAAATCCTTGTTGCTCTTATAAGCATCCTTGGCATCTTCAATGTCTGAGCCACTGTCAAAGGATTTTTTAACTTCCCTGGAAGCTCTTTCTTTAGAGAATCCCCTATTTAGGAGATCCTGATATATAAGTTGTTTTCTAAGGGTCTCTCCTTTTTCTGACTCATCCTTTATATTATCTTCAGTAATTTGGTCAAGATACCCTAAAACATTCTCATATTGCCTGATTTCATCAGGCTCTAAATTAGCTTCCAAAGCAGCTGAAATTCTCTTTTGTCTATCATCCAATCTTGCTTCAACCTGTTTCTCAATAGCTTTGGCAAAATCTTCTGAAGACTTTATACTTTTAACAAAATCATCATCAAGGTCAGGGAGGATACCATCTTCTACTAAGGCATTGGCAATGGAATTGTAGAAGTTAGAGTTGGGAGAAGAACCACCACCTTTATGTGAAGTGGTATCCTCTGTTCCCTTTTCTTCTTTATCATCATCACTACCTACGCTCTCTGGTTCAAATAAATCCTCAGGATCTACATGTTCCTCAGTAGTTGGTTCATCTTCTTTCTTGCCCTCTTTAGTATTTTTTTCAGGCTCATCTCTCTTTTCTTCAGGGGGGCTATCCTGAGTATCATTATCAAAGAGACTAAGAGTATCTATCTCGTCTCCTGAGAGAATAAAACTATCATTCAATTCTTCCATAATTATCTTCTCCTACAAGTAATTAACTCTGCAAAGTTAGTGACAATTTGAAATATAGGCAAGATATTAAATTGAATATTTATTGAGCTATAAACAAGTACCTTATTTACTGCCCCTATTATACAAAAGAAGGGATGTAGATTACTACATCCCTACCTGAACCTATTACACTTCCTTGAAGTATTTATATACTTTGGAGCTTCCTTTGTAATCATCATCCTTGAACCAGAAGTTTACTGCTGATTCAATTATCTTTGTATCAATGTTGTCTCCAAACCATTCTTTCATTAAACTGTAATAGTCATGATACTGGGCATTAATGGCTATATAGACATCAGCTATTGTAGCACTTGGTGGAATAATTCCCCTATATCTATCATAAACCTCTTTTGCCTTGTTCATATCAAACTTCTCACCAAGCATTTTTCTGCCATTGTGAGTGTGATACATATGGGCTACTATCTGCCTTGCAGATGACTCATCAAAATGACCTGATGTTGCTCCTCCATCTTCAGAAAGTATCATTCTGAATAACTTTTCTTTGTCAGAAGTATCAAGCTCATCCAATATATCTGCAAGTTGACCACCACTATGCCTGTTTACATAATAGTCATCCTCATACTGAGGGTATCTTCCTATAGCATCCCTGGAATATCTGCCTCTGAGGGCACCTTTCATTCTTAAGGCAAACTCTGAGTCAGGTATGTCCCTACCCCTATTCCTAAGATACTCTCTTAATAAATATTCATCCATAACCCTATTCTTTAGAAGTTAATATACTTTTTAATTCAGTAAGGTCCTTTTCATTAAGGACTATATTCTTGTCTATGAATGGTATTTCCATTTCTATCCTGCCTCCACCTATAATCAAGTCTCCAAGTACAGGAACATTCAATCTAAAAGGCTGGGTATTCATTAATGAAGCAGTCATTTCACTGACTATTGCTTCTGCATCTATATTACCATTCTCATCTGCAATGAGGTCCAACATTCCTGTTATACCTCTTACTTTTTTCTTCAATACCCTAGAAGCTATTGGCCTGAAGAAACTTACTACAGGATTGATTCTAGACATAGTTCCAAGTTGAGTGTCTATGAATTGCTGTAAACCTTCTATAAGTTGTATTTTATTCATCATAAGTTAGCTTTTATAAAGTCCTCATAAGTTACATCAGGGTGTTGTTTACTGTACTCCTTAAATCTGTTGAATAGTTCCATTTCCCTGTTAGTATCATTTATAATTTTAGTCTTAAGCTTCCTTACTATTCTCAACTGTTTGGATAATAGTTCCTTACCTCTTTCAGTTCCTTCAATCCTACCTTTTACAAGATTGAGGATTTCATTTTGCACAATTCTTTGGATTTCAGTATATACTTCTGCATACTCTTGGTCCTGAAGTAGTCTTGCTTTCTGTTCATCACTCATAGGAGCAATCTCAGCATCTATCTCATCCCACATCAGCTTTTGGGGCTGTTGATTCTGCATTTGAATCTGCTTTAACTTCTGTCTATAGACCTCCATTCTTCTTATCTGTGCATCAAGGTCATCCAAATTTCCCATCATTGGGTCTCCACCTAGAAATACTTGATTAACTGGATACATAATAGATTCAATTTTTAAGGGGGAGAACTTTCATTCTCCCCTTATTTTAGATTATTCTTCTACCATAGCAAGAACCACAGTAACCACAAAGTGGGTTATATGTAGTCTCAGTATGAGTAGTTGTACCTACTGTAGGCTCAGCTATAGTCTGAGGTACAAATGTAGAGTTTACATAGTTGACAATCTTATTGTCAGCACAGCATCTTCTTTCAGCTTCAAGGTTAACAGCTGCACTAGCATTAGCTGCCACTCCATTGATTCTCATATCAAGAACCTTAGCTCTCCATGGTTCAACAGCATCAGCAACAGCCTGCTTAGTCTCAAGGGCACTTATTCTCTGTGATAGGGCATCAAAGTTATCCCTTTGTCCCTTATAAAGATCAAAGAAGGCCTGATTCTGCTTTGCATTCATCACATCAAAACTATCTCTTGTAGACTTATAAAGACCAAAGTCGGCTTCTACTTGTGACCTGTATAGACTATGGTCTGCATCTATTTGTGACTTCCATAACTGAAATTTCTCATTTACATCAACTTCCCTTGCAGCTCTGGCATTGTCCATAGTGTTTACCTTAAGTCCCCACATTTCATTAGTAAGGGCTAAAGCATCACTACATTCCTTTTCCCATGCTTGGAAGGCTGTAGGAGCAGTATATCCAGTAGTACCACCCATATTGGCATTGATGTTTACATTCTCAGGAGCATTATTACCGAATAAACTAAATCCTCTATCTTTACTTAGTGCTAACAGACCTAGTGCAGTACCTGCAATACCTACAAAATATTCACATGAAGTCGTTAATTTCATGCAGTTCTCTTATGAACTTCTATATGTCACCATATAGTTTAGACTATATCTTCATCTTGTAAAATAACAAGAGTCCCCCATTTCCACTCACTTAAGTGTATGCCTAATATAATTAGGACTTACTAGTCGTTGAACCTTCTTTATATTTCCATTTATACCCTAGTGCTGTTATATAATGTCTTCCTGAAGGAGACACATATTTCTTACAAACTTTTATAATTTCTGAATCTGCTTTTGGTTTACCTAGAGTTCTAGCCGCTTCTTTAGCACTAGGAAATTCAGATATTATATTACCTTCTAAATTTAATTGAATGACAGGAATACTATTAGCAGTTCCTATTCGCCTTTTAGTAATCTCAGAATGTGATTTTCCAAAGAAGGGATTTTTATCTCCTGTTCTAGTCTTAGCAAAATCACTTATTTTCTTTCTCTGTTCTTCTGTTAAATGTTTTCCAGTCATAGACCCTTTTCTTCCTTTGGCTTTATCACTAATTTTCTTTCTACTTTCTTCTGTCTGAAAACATCCTTTAGAACCAGAACCTCCTAAAGTCATATTATACCCATTATTATATGAGTCATATTTTTCAATATAATGAATCTCTAGTTCATCTAATTTTTTCCTTAGTTTAAACTTATCAGATTCTACTATTTGTATAATAATCTCATATTTAAAGTTTTCTATGCCATATTTTTTAATAGCATTGTCTAACTTATGTCCAGAATAATACTTATTAGGATTATAAAAACATCTCTTCCTATCTTTTAAATTTGTAGTTTGCCCTATATAACTTTTACCAGAGGGCGAGGTCAGTTTGTAAATTGTTCCAATCATATCTATCTATTTTTTACAAATATACTAGGTATTATTGGAACTTCCAATAGTATAAATAAAATATTAAAGCTTGGCTGCTGATTATCTTATAGTTGCAGGTATAAAACCATAAGAACTTCCAGCAATTAAAGGGATTTTACTTGAGCTAGTTATCTTAACCCAAGACCTGCACCTCCTACTCCCTTAGAAGCAAAAGGAGTGCCATAAGCACCATACCTTCCATATCTGCCATAGCCATATCCATAACCATCACAGCCGTATTTGTCACAGTAATATCCAGCAGGAACTTCCTTTACTGTCTCTTTCTCTTTTTCAATAACTTCCATAGTTTTTGAAATTAATCATTATACTTTACATTAACATTCTCTTGTAAGCAGCTTACATATGCAAAGGTATGTAATTAATTCCAATAAAGGTAACAATACTAATCTATAGAAAACAAAAATGCCTAAGAGGTTGACTCCTAGGCACTTATAAAATTTGGAAATTAGTAATGTTTTATCTATGTTTAACGCCAATACTGTCAAGGTGCTTATAATAGACATCTACTATCTTGTTGTAGATATAGGTAATAACATAGGCATCAACTTCATCATTGTCAGCTTGAGGTCTATAACCAATATAGTTCCATATATGATTCTTTATGTGTACAGCTTCATGTACTATACTACTACCATGTTTTGCATCTATCATTACCATAGAAGCTCCATATTGACTGAGGGTGATAGCTTTTGCTGGAACCTTAAACTCTTCTTCAGGAAGATAAGGCTCCAGTTCCCCCCAATCATCAAATATGATAATTGTCAACTTATATTCAAATATAGGCACTACTAATTTCTTTTTGGTAATCATATTTTATTCCTCGCTAGTCCTTTCTTTGCTACTAAGCAGATTATTTAATTCATCACTGCCATAATTATATACTATCTGATACAGGCATTTTTTGAGAAATAGAAGTTATATTATTATTAATTGTATCTTGTTTATCATTAACAACACCTATTCCATTATTAACTGCTTGAGTTGTATTTTGAACATGGGTATCGATATTATCCAACCTAGTATTAATATCTCCTGCTGCATTATTCAACGCTTGTGTATTAGATTGAATGTGTGTGTCAATACTATCAAGTTTAGTATTAGATAAATCAACAGCTTCCTTAACTTCCCCAATACTTACTTTAACACCATCAGTATTTTGATGCATAGTAGTGCCTAACTCAGATATAGTAGTTTTTACTTCATCAAGTTTAGCTTCTACAGTATCAGTATTAAGATTAATAGTATCAGCAGTAATACTTATCTCTGTCTGATTTGATATTATAGTATCGAGCTTCTCCCCTAAGGAAGTCAGAACCTCTTTTATGCTATTAGACTGAGCTTCCATTAGACTTTTTAGAGCCTTAATAGTTCTGATTAGCTCAGAATTTACTCCTCTTATGTATAGTTCATTCATATTATTTATTCCTATAATCTTTAACAAACTTATCCAAGTCTCTTCTCTTCCATGATAATTCCTTGAAACCTGGTTCTTTAGCACCTCTAGGAAGTTTACCTTCCCTGACATAATTATCAAAGGTAGCCCTGCTCATATTTAGATAGCGACAGGCTTCATATTTACTTAGCCTCTTCTCCTTATCAGTAAATCTCTTCAAGTTATCTACTATTTCTATAGCTTCTCCCTCAGATATATTTGAATTGCCTGCATCAATATCATCTATTATCTTTTGTAGCAGGCTCCTTATGACTTTTAACATATAAATAAAGTATTATAAACAATGAAATACCTGCAATACTCATATTAAGTACAAATAAGTCTTTATCGGATATATCTATTCCTATATACCAATCATATATGTTAATGATGTCATTAATAGCTATATAATGCAGGAATATTCTATGATATTCACAGAACCTGAATACATAGGAAGAAATATACATAAATACCAATGGTATTAAAGACATTCCTGCTATACTTACAAGTATAGGTAAATCAATACCTAAATAAGAGGATACTGTATTTACTAAATATGCCAAAGCAATAATCATAGGCATTATCTTTAGTAAATACAGCTCCACTTTATAAAGACTCTTACCTTTTAAGGCTGCCTCCACAACTATATCTTCTTCTCTTTCTTGTAATACCAGCCTTTGGTGACATTGGCTTTGGTCTTCTCTTTCCTCTTGCCATAATTTTACACTTTTAGTTATTTACCTTTCTTACCCTTACCTTTTCCTTTACAACCACATTTCTTTCCCATAGTTAGCTAATATTAAAACAGATTATACATCTTCATATGTTACCTCTTTCCATATATCATTTTCCCTATCATACACAGCCCCAGCCTTTCTACTAGGATAATCTATGAGAGACCCTATATAATAATCAGTCTCCCGTAAGTAATTAATAGGATAAGTTTGAGGGAATATAGCAATAAAAGGACCATCTGAAGCAGGAAGTCCCTTACAGATATTCTTTAATTTTCTTTTAGTATCTTCTATAGTCTCACTAGGGGCAAAAACCAGAGTGTAAGTCTCTGGTTTAAATGGGGGTTCATCATTGTGGATCACTAATCCAGCACTAGGACCATTAGAAGCTAGCTGCTTAACAAATTGTTCATAGTCATCTAAAGTTTTACAAACAGCTGTATAATGCCCAACATAATCGAATGCCTCCGAATATATATAGAGCCAATTATCTTCTGGAGTAACAGGAGCTGAGCTTAGTACAGTTCCTTTATTATCCACAAGCATATAGCTCTGTTTACCTTCAGTTACAACAGGTTTGAGAAGTATCTCATTTTCAGTGACCAGATTAGGGTCTCCCTCAACAAGTCTTTTTCCTTCTATTAGGAGAACTCTTCTTTTATTTCCGCTTCCTTCCATAATATTTCATGAATTATTTTTGTTATAAATAACTCTATCTCTTTTATTTCTTCTTTATATTCAGATAAATTCATTCCTGAGAATTTACACTTATAAAAGGTCTCTATCACATGCTCAGGGGAAAGAATTTTATTATCTATTCCCTCTTGGAATTTCCAAAGGTCTTTAAGCATCTTCATCCTATAAATCTCCTTTTCAGCAGTAGGAGTTACATGACAAAGACTATTAGGATTCTGATAGTAATGGTAACCTACATATGGAATTAATTTTCTTCCATTAGCATAAGACAGTAACTTAATAAAAGTAGGACTATCCTCAAGAAATCTCCATTTACAATAGTCTACTTTATCCCATAAAGTACTTCTTATCAAGGACAGATTGAGAAATCTATAAGAAATATTACTTCCCATCGCAAATACTTGATTCTTCTTTAAGTAGCACTCTACAACAGGCAAGAAATCACTTATAATCTCATCGTCTTTCTCTATTTCAACTACCATTCCTCCAGATGTTATATCAGCATTGGATTCAATAGCCGCTTTAACCAGTTCTTCTATCCAGTTATTATCTATCCAATCATCAGAATCAACAAATAATGTATAGTCACCAGTTATGGCTTTTACTCCATCAAATCTACTGCATCCTGCCCCTAAATTCCTATCATGGTATATAACCTTTATTCTAGGATCTGTTATAGACTTAATCTTCTCTACAGTTCCATCAGTACTGCAATCTTCTACTATAATAAGCTCTATGTTCTTATATGTAGAGTTCAAGACACTCAATATAGCCCTTTCAATATAATTCTCTACATTATAAGCTGTCATTACTATAGATACTTTAATTCCTTCTCCCATAAAAGTCCATTCTAGTCTAAAGTTCTAGACATCAGTTTTGCCACTTGCTCCCTTAGCTCACTGACTTCTTTCTCCAATTCAGCGTTTCTTGAAGTTAAGTCATCCAGTCTTCTTTTGTTATCATCAGATAATTTCTTATAGAACTCCAATGATTCCTCCATATTACTGATGACACTTTTATCAACCTCAGCGCTGTATTTCTTCCTAGTGAAGAACCAAGACACCCAAGCAGAAGTAAAAGAGGTGACTACTCCTATAATAGCCGTGATTATTATTCCAGAGTTCATTTCTTTAAGATTTTAGTTATTAAGTAGCCCAGTAGTCCTAATATCCCTACAATAAGTCCTCCTCCACATACCATTAAAATTTGTTGCCAACTCTTCAACCTATTTACTTCTTTGGTAACTTCTACTTTTTGGATCTTAGTTATAGTGTCTACCTTATTTACCGTATCCCTGTATTCCTTTATCCTATAGAGGATTTTATACTTATCTTGGAAAATCGTATCTCCTCTTTGTATTATCCTAATACTGTCTTTTTGGATAAAGGTGTCTACTTTAGTCCTGTCTATATACTCGGTTTTTACTGTCTCCACTGGAACTTCAACATACTTTGTAGAAGCACAAGAACCTAATATAAACAGAAGAAATACTATCAATATCTTTCTCATTTGGTAAATGTATTAAAAATAAATCACCTACGCAAGAGCATAAGTGATTTATTTATAGTCTGTAAGCATTATGAAGTTATCATCAAGTCAATATCTTCTTAGGCATTTTCTATTTTGCCTTTAAGTTCAGTGATTTCCCTTTCAAGAGCTTCTATCTTAAGGATTAACAAGGAGATATAATCCACTGACTTAACCCCCTTGGCATCAGTATTGACAAGCTCCTCAAGACCTTGCTTTTCAACTTCTTGGGCTATAACACCATACTTAGTTGTCTTGCTCTTATCATCCTTAAAGTTGAAACTTAGTAATGATACATTGCCTACTTTCTTAATAGTATCCTCATAAATAATATTTATGTTCTCCTTAAGAGATACATCAGAGGCTTCATAGAATGCTGGAGCTGTAACTTTTTGACTGAATATAGTTCCATTAGTGTTAGAGCCTATCGCTAAGCCAGTAGAACTATATGTTATAGTAGCTCCACCTCCTTGTAAGCTTATAGAATTACCAGTTATACTAACCCTGTTACCAGCATTTTCCCCACCAAGAGTCAATCCACTTGGGGTGAAATATCCAGTTGTAGCACCACCTGCACTACCTTTAAATGTAATACCTCCAGTACCAATCATAGTCAGGGCACCAGTCATTGTATCACCAGCTTTAAGAACATATCTACTATCAGCGGTACTTTGGGATATACCACTTGCTGGTAATGCTACTGTATCAGAAATATTCGCTAATCCATTTCTCTCAATGGTAACTGTCAGGTTACTTCCTGAAAGTGATAAATCCACTGACTCTGGATAGTTATTTCCATCAGAGCTACTAGTGGAAATAGTACCTTTAGTAAGAGTAAGAACTCCACCACTGAAAGTGGCATTGGTTATAGCATTAAAGCTGCCTGGATTGTTAATTGATACATTAGTGACTAAGTTAGCTGGTTTACCCTCTACATCATCCCAATTAATAGTAGTTTGTCCTGGAGTTACATTACCTTTTGTGAAAGATAAAGTATGATTACTAAAGGTGACTCCAGTTATTACATTTCCCTCTCCTTGAGGTAAATTAACAGTTGTCACTAATCCTGAAGGAATACCTGAGGTTATATCAGTCCATGCATGATTATGGGCAGAAGGAGTAAAAGTACTAGGTTTATCTTGAATATCTCCCCAATTTACCTCACCATCTTGTAACCATGTAGGTTTATTGGTAATATTATCCCAATTGATGCTAAGACCACTAGTCGGTTCCCCTACATAGTCCTTTATCTTATTCCACAGTATAGACACACCGTTGCTATCTAGAAATCGCATATTAAAATATGATTAATATTATACACAAATTAAGTCTATATCAGTACTAGTAAGAGGAGTAGCCACAGTACCATCAGCCACTAAAAGCTGCTCTCCAGTTCCTCCTGAGATAATATACCCTCCACCAGAAGTAACTTTTTGAGTACTTGGGTTATAAGTAAGACCTCTCATCTTATTTACAGAGTTAGTTTCAGATGCTGTATTATTAATGGTATATCCTCCCAGTAAATTATAGGAACCATTAGTCGTGTTTACAGCATTCTGCAATACTTTATGGTCATTTACCTGAGCACCTTCAGCTATTCCACTTAGCTTATTATACATGCCAGCTGACATCAGTCCTGCCTGTGCTGTATTAGCTGCCTCAAGGTTAAAATTAGCTGCACTTGGGGAACCATAATTAATCCCTGATTTAGCAGCTCTATTAACATTAATAGTGATACTGTCAGCATCAATAGTGCCTCTAGAGACTGTAGAAACTATAGTTGCTGGAAGACTGTTCAAGGCATCTCTATTAGCCTTTCCCTTGTCTCCAGGATAAGCTGTAGAACTAGTTTCTCCAAGAGCTAATGACTTACTTATCTCTATATAAGTTGAACCTGACCATCTATATGTTAAATTAGTATCCAGAGCTACATAAATCTTACCTGTTTCTCCTGTTCCAGGGAAGCCTGATCTATTAGGAAATTCAAGCACATCATCCACATAAGAAGGTAATTGGACAGAAGGAACAAGTCCATTCCCATCTAGGGTAGCCACACCATTAGCAACTCCCATTTCACTTCTTTTTACCTGAGTGTCATTAGTAAGATTAGATAGTCCTACATCTGATTTAGTCAGTACTGGATTAGTGCGTATCTCATATCCATTTATAGTATAGCTACCTACTAAATCTATAGCCTGGTTTACTTTAGTATCTACATAGGATTTTGATTTAGACCACAGATAAGCCAGACCTACATCATTTAAAAATCTAGTCATTATTTTATAAATTATTAAGTTAAAATATCATTTAATTTATCTTCAGAGATAGGCTCACAGTCACATCCCTCAGGTTCTGGTTCTGGTTCTGGTTCAGGAGTTGGATACTCAGGATAATCAGGATAATCAGGATTCTGTGACCACTCCTTATCAGGAATACCAACCAGTCCAGCAAATAAATCATCTATGAATTTCTTGGAGATAATAGGGATATTATCTACCAAGAAATTCAAGACAGCACATAAGGGAATCCTCTTGTTTACAGCATCTTGTAGAAAAACCAGTTCATCAGATAGCTTCATGTTATCAGTAATAGGGAACTGTGAGTCTTTTATCCCCCTATCATTTTTCAAGAGCCACTCCTTTATTTTCTTATAATCATTTTCTGTGAAAAACATAATCAATAAGGTTTAACCTAACTATTATTCTATACTATGAATGTTCTATTCTCATTCACTACCAAAAGAAACAGATAAACGCATAAATGCTCTAACACTGGTTAATGCCATTTTATAACTACTATATATACCTCCATTGAATGTATATATTTGAATAGTCGCATCACTACTACTCTCTGAAGACGACCAATAACCACTAGATAATATTAATTTAATATTATCATTAGAAAAATTATATATATTTTTTACAGTAGTTATTGCTGCATTAATCTTGTTAAGTTTTGGTATAATATAACCTAATTCACCTGCTGCAGGCAGATACCAATCACCTTGTTTGGTACCTTCCGTATGGTATCTCCAACAACAACAGGCTGCGGGTGAATAACCTGATTTTGAACTATTAGTTATACTACTTGTAGTTTTCCAATCACTCTGAGCTGTGGCAGCATCCCATAAAATTTGTGAATTACCAATCCCATTAAAATCAGCTAAACAGTTATAAATTGATGAAGGAGAAGAAGTTTGATAATATAATGGATTTCTGCCATCATCATTCAAATAAGGAGATGGAGCATAATTCCAAGTTGAATCATTATAATAATAATAGGTGTCAGTATCATAAGGATTTTGAACTGCATTAAAATTATCACTTGGTAAAACTATATAACTTGTTGTTACTCCCTGTAAAGTATCGTATATATTTCCATTATTACCAACATAACATTTATCTTCTAAATTAGGCAAACTTAAGTCAATATCCGATTGCCCCCAATACATAGTTTGAAGGTTACCACCTGTATCAGGTGTATTACAATTCATAAATTTCAAACTTATTACACCACAAGACCCATCTCCATAAACATTATGAGTTCCAGGTACAACAACTACTCCTATAGGTTCATATCTATCTACTGAAAAAGGTTCTCCTTCATTATTATCAAAACGAACAATAACTATATTTATCTTCTTCTTTATCATACAAAACACAATCCCCAGCTAAAGAATTATTAGATTCAATTATATTGATCTTTATTTCTTTATGTGTAAATAATAATCTCCTTCTCATACTGCTCTTATATATCTATTAGTACCATCAGATATAATATTTATTTCTCCATATGAATTACCTGCAATTGATAATTCTTCACCAGTCATAGCTATATAGCCATTTGATGTAGGAATAGTTATAATAATATCAGTACTAGAAGTATTATGAATTATAATATTAATTTCTCTACCACTACTAGGAGGATCAATACTAAATGATTGATCAGAATCAATATTAGCTATAATTAATTTTTTAGTAATAGGAATATCAGAAAGTGATGTTATAGTATTACACCCTATATTAAACTCAGCTTCTGAAATGGCTTGATCTACTTCATTTTTAGTAGCTAAATTTTCAATAATACTATTTATAGAAGTAGTACCTCCAGCTGCATTCAATAAGTCAGTTTCTGATTTACCTGAGATTATTATTCCTGTAGAATTAGAAGTAGGAAGTACACGCAGGAAAGCTCGAACATAATTGTAGAAATTGTAGAAGTTCTTATTGGTGTGGCCGACGTAGCCATCGTGTGTGCCCACGCGGCGAGCGTAGAGGCTATTGTACTTTGTAGAAGACCAATAGTAGTTGATGTCAGTTTTCAACTCTACTCCAACGGACGAACCATATGCTGTACGCATCTTTCCTATTGCATCATTTATTTTATTGAAAGGAGGCATTATGTAACCTAATTCACCGCAAGCGGGTAGATACCAATCACCTTGTGAAGTACCCTCTGTATGATAACGCCAACAGCAACATGCAGCAGGGTAATAACCAGGAGCATAAGTATTAGTAATAGAGTTTGCGGTTTTCCAATCGCTCTGTGAAGTAGCTGAATCCCACAATACTTGACTGTTTCCGATCCCATCAAAGTCAGCTAACGCATTGCTTGATGAAGAAGGTGAGGAGGTTTGATAATAACCAGGATTTCTACTTCCGTCTGTTAGATAAGGTGATGGAATTGGTGTATCTGATGGACTATGATAGTAAGAATCCGTATCATGGGCGCATTGTGTACCGCTAAATTTATCACTGGGTAAATAAGCATAAGAAGTTTGACCTGTTGGAATACCATTTGATGTGTTACCAGTAGGTACTTGGTCTAAATCAGGCAATGAAATATCATCTCCATGTCCACCCCAATATATATTCTGATAAGATGTGCTACCACTATCAGGTGAATTATAATTCATTTCTTTTAAACTCATCACCCCACATTCACCAGTATCATATACATCATGTGATGCAGGAATAACCACTACACCAATAGGTTCATAGTTATCTGAAGGATACTTAGTGCCTATATCATCAGTAGTGGGAACTATAATAAGTTTATCAGCTTGTTTATCATACAATACAGCATCACCTACATTACCTACAGGTGTTGATTCAAAGGTATCAAAGGTAATATTACCAGTCATTGTACCTCCTGCTAAAGGAAGATACGTATCCTTAATCTCATCCTTAGTAGCATATGTAGCTGAATTGTACTCATGCTCTAAGGAAAGGTTATCATTAGTAGCTTTAATTTCCCCATCCAATTGAAGAACCGCATCTGTCAAGTTAGTTTCCTTAGACAAATAGTTTGATGAAGAAAAGTTATTGGAACCTACCTGGGTTTGAAGAGTAGTTATATTATCAGCATTCTGTTTACCCTTATCACCAGGATATGCAGCAGAAGCTGTCTCCCCTAAACCAAGTGACTTACTTATCTCTATATATTGTGTACCAGTCCATCTATAGGTAAGATTAGTGGTAGTATCCACATATATCTTTCCAGCTTCTCCTGTCTCTGGGAAAGTATCTACAGAGCTATACTCCAATACATCATCAACATAGCTTGGAAGATAAGCCGCTGGAATAAGACCATCTACAGTGTTAACTAAGGTAGTGACATCTATACTATCTAATTTAGCCTTATCAGAAAAAGACATCATACCATTTTCTGTGGATGAGGCAGTTTTAATAGTAAGGGTTCGGTCTGTATGACTAGCTCCACCAGATATAGTTCTGTTGGTATTCCTATAGGTTATCCAATATTCATTACCTCTAGAAGTACCTCCCATTTCAATGAAACTATCAGTTAGTGCCTGCCTTTTTATCTCATCATCTTCCTCTTGTCTATCAGAGATTTCTTGGTTAATAGCATTCCACAGTTTAGTATTATCAGTAAACTCTAGACCTTCCCATCCTGATTTACCAAACCACTTTATAGTGTTATTGGTAATCCATAAGCTGTTTACAGAAGGTTCTGTATTACTTACTACTATATTATTTATCCTTTTCATATTTATTTATTACTTACATTATCTCTATTTTTAGCCTGTCTCTTGCTTATTTCATCCTTGAGTTGATTATCTTCCTTATGCTTTGCTTTTTCAAATTCAAGCTTCTCCCTATCCAGTTTCAGCTTCTCATCAAACTCCCTCATTTGTTCAAGAAGTTTATCCTTAGCTTCTTGACTATACTCTTCAGGAGCTACGCCATCTTGTTCAAAGTCATTTTCTCTTGCCTGAGCAGATATTTGAGCTACTAATATCCTAGTCTCATTATCCCTGATATTAGCTTGTTCTTTCTGTTGCAATTCAGCTTGTTTTTGCTCCATTTGCATTTGGGCTATCTGCTGTTGACTTTCAAGTTGTTGCTGTTGAGCTTGTGCCTGTCTTTCTTGAATAGCCTTCTCATCTCTTTCAATAAGTCTTTGTTTCTCTGCCAAGGATGAAGAAGTATATAACTTAGTGATAGTGGAGAAAGAAAGAGTCTGTGTCTGTAAAGCAGCTTGGGCTAAAGTTTCCAGTTGTTGTTGCAGCTTTTGTGTACCATCACTATTATCAACAACTAAACCATAATCATTCTCAGCAAATTCATCACCATCAATATCCATTATCTTGGTTGATGTATCTGAAAGAATATATTGGAACTTCTTACTCCTGCCCTTAAGAGCTATCTTAGCTGTTTCGAGAAAACATTCAAGTGCCCTTCTTTTCACATCTTCATGAATAGAGAAAAGCCACTCTGTAATGTGTGAACTTTGTAGTGTAGCTCTTTCAACTCCACCTACAGTTTCCCTGTTGCTTACTTGGCCTTCTCTTTGCCTGGTAATGCCTACTACATCAGACATCTCCATCTTGATAAACTCAAGGAGATTTTGTAATTGTTGGATATAATTACCTATATTGGAACTTATCATTCCCTTACCAGCATTATTAAGAGCACCTGCAAGTTTACCCAGAGCAGGTCCTGAAGTGCCTTCTTTAAAGCTGTCTATCACAGCCAGGTGATTTATCTTGGCATAATACATCCATTTAGTGATGTCCCATCCCTTTGGAATCTTACTTAAATCCATCTCAAGAATATCACCCCAATGATTGGCTATAGCCTTATTCAATCTATCATGGATAGCATCATAAAGATAAGCATAAGGCTTCATCATATCCACAAAGGAAAATGGTCTTTTATCATTAAGGTTATATAATGAACCTACTATACCAAAGTGACATCTAGATGGATTACTTAACCTATTATATTGTATAGGCCTAGGTCTCATGTTTACGAATATTCCATCTTTACTGCCCCCAATCATGACTCCTTCCCAAGCCTCATTTATCCAGAATCTTTGTGCTTCCTCTCCTAAATCCTTATTTACAGAGTAAGTTTCTGGATAGAAATTATATATCTCCTCGCCAGTTTCTGGATCAAAAGATTTCACTTTCAAGATAGCTTTCTTGGACTTCCAGTACATCCTAAGTACCCTGACATTGCCAGCTAAATCATAAGGAAGAAGTGAGCTTGTTATATCACCACTGAATAAATTAGCTGGGTCAAAATAGTAGTTTCCATTTACAGCTGTAATCTCATCACCTACCATACTGGCATTGATGAAACCATATCTTTCATCTATATTATCCATAGTATCAGTTACAGCTTGCCCTAAATGGTCAGGAATATTCTCAAGATACTTTATATCCTTATCACTTAATACATCATAATAAGTATCTATTACTCTCCCAGGACTCCAATAATCCTCAAGTATTATTATATCAGCATCTTCTATCTTGTTACTGTATCCAGACCTGAATACTCTTATCTTAAGTGGGTTAATTCTTTCAATAACAGGTTCTCCACCTACTATATCACACTGATAAATCTCCTCACCAGATATCATACCATCCTTAAATCCCTCATTGAATATAAGAGGTATATTATACTCTTTTATATAGTGGTTAAGTAGAGCATTGGCTCTTATTTCCCTTAAGTCCTGCCACTCATAAGTATAATAGTCATTCAGCTTTTCAAGTCTTTGGTTAAACTCATCCTCATTAGCTGAGGTATCAGCTATAAGTTGTTGCAAATCCTGTAATAAAGCTGCCTTCTTGTTATTCTCTATCTCACTTATGGAATTAGGATTAGTAACTACTACCTTAAAGTCAAATACTCTTCTCTTCTCCTCACCAAGAAGTACATTCATCTTGCTGTTAAGAATAGCATAGTGCTGTATCTTATCAGGAACAAAGCTAGCTTCTACCTTATCTGGGTTAAGCACAAGCTCCATATCCTCCATATGAAGTTTTCCAAGCATAAGGTCATAGTTTATCACCTTATGCCTGACACTCTTCCTTACAGGAGCAAAATTAAAGAAGGTCTTACTTTGTGCCCAAAGTAAGTGTTGCTTTCTCCAGGTTCTCGTCTTCTGTCTAAATGATAACATTTGTCGAGGAAAATTATAAGAATCCGCCATAATTATCCTCCTTTCTCTTTATATATCATCATAGTCTATCACATCAAATTTTATCGCAAAGATACTAAAAAGAGATTACTTACCCAATAGGATAAGTAATACTTTTAGCTTACCCTATATCTTTTACTAAATTTACTGATTTATTAAATCTCTTATCATAATTATTGGTAAAGAAAGGATCATTCCCTAAATAGTCTTTAGGAGTAGTTTTTTCTCTATCAGGATGCCCTTGATACAGTATCATCTTCTCCTCTCTATAAAGCATTAACTGAACCAAGCTCATTATTCTATCCACATTTATATCAGGGTTAAAAAGTATCAACTCTTTCAATAATGCCCTGTTCTTTATAAAATGTAGATTTGGGACAGTTATTTCAGTCTCCTCAGCATTCATTGTAACAGGTTTTAGTAACCAATCCCTAATAAGTGTAAAACCAAAGTTTTTTATAGGAGTAGTAGCTGAAACTCCCTTGCTTGTATTACCATATCCAACAGTTTTTATCAACTGTCTTTGCTTAAGATACTCTGGTGTATCAGCCAATAGGTGTAAGCAATTCATCCTACTAAAATAAGAAAATGTATTTTTCTTGTTATTTTCATATAGGCATTTAGCATTATAGAAGATACACATCTTCCTGCATAGTTCATTTAAATCATCTGAAAACATGGGTCTCCCAGTATACTCAGCCACTATTCTATCAGTCCATAAATCAAGCACAAATATAGACCCTAAAGATAGAGTATTAGATACATCATTCTCATAGTTATCCAATGACATTATATATCTTTCACTGGGTACTTTATCTCTTATTTTAACAGGCATCTCAAAGATTTCCAGTGCTCCTTCAGCCTTATTATCCTTAAGAGGAAAATCCCTAATGGGTAAATCAGCTGTAGGCTTGAATTCAATATTGCCATCTTTACTTTGCACTAAAGTCCCAGTATATACATCATCAAATGAATGGGGATTATTATCCAGCTCATTGAGTCTTTCAGTAAGTGCCACTACAGGAAATATATTACCATTTGCCCTTAATATAGCCTCTTGAGGAGTCACTGGAATTTCGGTTATAGCCTTAGTAATGGCCTTAATATCCGTAGAATTATACTTAACTACATACCTATTTTTCAGTATTTCCAGTAAAGCCTTAGTGACATCAGAAACACCATCTTTATTATAACATCCCTTTCTGTTTAAATACCCTGGAAAGAAGTAGACAAAATTCCTTCTACCCTGACCCTCTTTGTCATATACATTAGGTATCGCCTGCATATTATAACCTAGAGGACTATACATAATTTCCTGGGCAGAAGCAAAGTCAGACTCATCATCACCAGCAGTACCTTGCATATATATCATACCATAAACTATATCTCCTTCCTCAACAGATGGTCTTAGGGTACCATATAGTCCTAAAAGGTTAGGAAACGAGCCAAACTCCTCGACTGCCAACAAGACTCCTCTCTTACCTCTCAATTTAGATTCATCATCTTTTGAGGACACCCCAATGACTTCATTTAGGGTGCCTCTTTGAGTACCAGTATCCAGGTCTAAATAGCCAGCTTTCCAGTTCATATCCTGCATAGAACTTCTGAGTTTTCTTGCTGGAAATTGTGTATTTTGGGCACAAAAATCTATGTAAGACTGAAACTTATTCAATATACCATCCTTAGTAAGATACTCCTTTTGGTATGCTGTCACAAAGCATTTTACCTCTCTATTAACTTCTAATGACTCTCCTAATAGAAATCTTTTAGCTATCATAGCCGCTAAGGAGTATGATTTACCCTTAGATCTACTAGCCAGCTCAGCTCCATGATGAGCATTATTTCTTGCTATATTAGCATAATGGAACTTTAAATAATGTCCTTCCCAAACCTCAGGAAAATCCCAGACCCTAAGAGCTTTTTTTGAGTTCTCCTGTACCTTTGAAAGCAATATAGGACAATAATTCAAGAAGAAATAGTAATCACCAGTAATCCATTCACCATCAGATTCCCTTACATATCCTTCATAACATCTTCTTACTTCTTCCCTAATCCATCTACCATACTCACTATTAGGGTTGGCATTGGGCCTTAAGCTAGATATCTTTCCTGTCTGTTTATAGTGAATAGCAGTTGGTCTAAAGTAATCCATATCCTCAAGAATATGAGGAGAAGTCAGGTTTATTATAATCTTACCTTCAGAATCCTTAGGCATATCTTTAGCCCTTAATCTTTTAGGAGAAATAAGGTTCCTTATATAAGGTACATTATTTATAAAATCATAAAACTGATCCTGTATTTCCTGAGGTTCTTTATCAAGATTTAAGTCTTCAATAGAGGTTTGGTATTCATTAAATTGTACATCCATAGTAGTTATTTATCTATATTAATACCCCGTCGTCCATCAGGGTTTTGCTACCTTGATTTCCTCTAGCCCTTCCTACTTCCTCTAGATCTTTTCTAAGGGTTTTCTCAGCCTCAACTAAATCTTTAGCCAGCTGTGGAACCTGTTTTATGGCTGTGGTTACACTATTTATAGTATAAGCGGGTTTACCCTTATCATCTACTGCCTCCAAGTTTATATTCTCCAAGAATGTACCTACTTTATCTATAGCTATCTTGGTTTTCCTTAATAGTTCTGAAGAAGTAGTAGTGCACATTTTCTTATATAGTTCTATACACTCTTTCTCCAGTGAATCAAATTTTGGGACTCTTATACCATTAGCATTACAGACTTCTATAAGTCTCTGATCTTCATCTATAATATATTGAAACTCACTTCTAGGGTCATACACAAAATAAAGTATCATAAGGAAATTTAAAAATCCTGTTTTATCTTTACTCTTATCCTGTGTATATCTTCTCCTAAAAGGCTTTAATAACAGTAGATTATCATCTACTTTTATCTCATAATTCTCTACTTTCACTAGATTCATATCCCTTAAATTTACCTTCCATCATATTATTAAACTCACTATCACTATATAAGCTCATTAGCCTCCTGGTTACCTGGTCAGCAAGTAGAATCCTGGCTGCCTCTTCCTTGAAGGATGTAGCACCAGTTATAGTATGCTCAAACCTGTTAATCTCAATAATAGTCTTCTTGTTTACATACCATAGGGAATATCTAAAAGTCTTCATTGACTTAGTGATATTACCATTCAGTACTTCCTTCTTTAGGACAAAGTGAGTATCTGTGCCATACTTCTCCTTTATCCACTCATTATATATATCCAATAATCTATACAGCATAATGAAATAAAAAAAAATAAAAAAAAAGACCTGGCCTTTACTGGCCAGGCCTTATCACCTTAATCAACAAAACTTAATCAAAAATGAAAAAGAAAAATTTATGTAAGCAGTGCCTTACCCGCATCTTTCTCTGTAATTACTGATGGGTTTTCCTCAAACTCCTCTACCTCAGCCACAAACTTTATATCATTATCCTGAAGATAGAGGTAAGTCTCCCCATCAATATCAATAGTATCAAATTTATAACCTACTACAGGATTATCAGTAATAACACCATCTTTAAGAGAACCCTCCTCATGCTTCATAACAGCATACCTTTTAGGATTTATAAATACTGTATCACCAACATTTATACCCCTAACCATGGGTCCTACAGCTATTACTTTTTGATACTCTTTAACAGCACCAGATTTTGAGGCATCTGTAAGATTAGTGCCATATATCTTGATGTTGTTGTCATATTTATCCATTGTAGTTATCAGCCCATTAAACATGGGTTTAACACTTTTAATTATAGGTATCATTACTGTCGTCAGTTAAATCCAAATTATCCAATCTTAGTTTAAGAGCACTCAAATAAGTAGCCATTCCATGATATTGCAATATCATCATATTATACTGAAATGGGCCTACTTTATCAGAGAAACCTTCTGATGAAAGAGCTTCATCTAACTTATTAAATCTATCCTGAAGTTATATATATTCCTCCAGAAGTCTCTTCTTGAAATCTTCCATTACATATATCCTTAAAGTGTTTATAACTGCTCTTTAATGCTTTATATCTGTCATAAGTGCATGCTAATTTACCAATACTGGGAATGTTAAAGTTACATTTTAACTTATTGAATTCCTCTTCACTTAAATCCTCTTTTAAAGGAAGCTCCTTTATATGGTTTCTTATAAATTCCCAAAAGGACTCATAAGCAAGCTCCACTACTTCTTGAGGGATATTAAGCTCTTCTGATACTTCAATTACAGCATCTTGGTAAGTCATTCAAAATCAAATAAAAGCATTAGTTTAAAATTTCCGTTTTCCTCAACTATCCTTGGTATATACCTTGGGTTTATTTTCCCATCCACTATGACATTGCTTTTTCTGAGTTTTCCCATGATAACTTGGAAGTGAGGAAGAGTTATATTACACTCTTCCCTTACTTTCCTCTTAGTATCTTCACTCATTGTAACCTTGTCAAGGATATCATTGTCAAGGATACTCTTACTTAGTTCGTATCTCTGCTTGACAAAAGAAGTAGCCACTTCCATTTCTCTTTCAGTAAGGTGGTGAAATGGTTGTAAGAACATAAACCACATCTTAAAGAAAGAGTAGTCAAGTTTACAAGGTATTCTTACTACACTATCCACTCCCCTCTTACTCATGACTATGCCTCCTTTTTTGTCTCTTCAGGAGCAGTTTCCTCACCTACTAACTCATTCTCAGGAGTAGCCATAAGAGTCTCAATCTCCTTAGCGCACTGCATCTTAAATTCATCAGAAAGATACTTATTATCCTTCTCTATTACATTAAAAAGATAATCAAGTCTCTTATAGAGATTAGTAAGATTGGCCTGTCTTAGAGCTTCAATAAATTGTGCCCTTTGGTTTAACAGTTGTTGATTCTGAACACTTAACTGTTGACAAGCATTTTCCAATTGCTCATAAGTCAACTTAGTAACCTCTGTAGTCTTTTCTAACTTCTTCTCCATTTTTATTTTCTTTTAATTGTACAAATTTCTTTCCATATTTTTTTTCATACATACTTTCCCATGTATGTATATCAGAATATTCTATATCAGTACACCCACATTCATCACAATAGTCATCCATTATATCATCAACTCTGATAGCTAAGGAAAGACATTGTTTACAGTAGGCTACTGGAATGCCATTATAATCTCTAACTTCTACATCTTCCATATATTTTAGCCATAATAAATTAACCAATAGTCATCTCTCAAATGAAATATCTCAACAATGTCTTCCTTAGATATCTGAAGTTCATTTACTCTTTTGACTATTTCCCTTATAGTAGGAAAGGTCATACACATCATTTTCTTATTTGCCTTCTCCATAAAATATCCTTATTTAGTTACGGGGGTAGGAATCGAACCTACAGAGACTGGCTTATGAGACCAGTTTGAATACCAATTCTCCCCATGATATTGAGTGGGATAGCAGATTTGAACTGCCCACCTCAGCTTGGAAGGCTGATATGTTACCACTAACACCAATCCCACAAAAGGCCAAAGATTTGATTCTGGTACTTTGGCATTGCAAGGTTAACCTTAACTTGCACCCCTAATCACCTACATCCACTGAGCATAGATCTGCTCAAGCTTTTTAATTACGCAGATCAGCTCCTACTGGATTTACCTAGTAGCATTAGGTGTTACTCTCCCACTGTAGGTAAGACAGCTCTAGTAACTTGGTTTCCTGCATCTTTCTACCTCTAGAGCTTCTGAAAGGACTCGAACCCTTAACTCCCTGATTACAAAACAAGTGTTCTACCCATTGAACTACAGAAGCTTAGGTACCCCTGACAGGACTTGAACCTGCACTCCATAAAGGAAAGGCATTTTAAGTGCCTTGGGTCTACCAATTTCCCCACAGGGGCTTATCCTTCCCCTTTAAATTCTTGGTCTGTAAGGGAGAATAGATACACATATTTATTGATATTATGTATAAAAGTCTCACATTCTGATCTAATGCCAGAGAAGATTGTATCTTGTGGAAGCCCACTATAAAAATTAAGTGTAGCTGTCCTTACTTCCCTTATAAACTCTTTAGGAGTATTTGATATACTGGATATACCAATTATAGCATTAGGTAACATTCTGCCATATATACCCATCTCCTCTTCAGCAAGACCATCTTGATAGTCAGCTAGTACCTCAAGAAAGTCATCCAAATAAGTATGGATATTCTTCTTATGGGATGCCCAATGAAGATTCTTGCATTTAGTTTTCCAACCTTCAATCCTGTTAATGAAGTCTATCAGTTTACTCGCTATAGAAGGAGTGGTAACCTCCTCTTCTTTCTCCTTTGGAGAATCAGCTATATCATCAAAGAGACTAGGGTCTATAAATAATCTTTCCATAGTTAAATATTGATGTTGCAAAGATAAGTAAAATATTTGAAATATGCAAGTATTTTACAATATTTAACTTATCCAGCTATATTTACAAGTAACAAGATCATAGCAAGTATATTAAGGGCCAAACTACCATAATTACATATATTCAGCCCTAACTTGTTACCTTCTACATCTTTTATCTCCTCGGGGCATTCCTCATTCTCTACAGTCATCTTCAATCCTATTGAGGTAACTACCATTCTGACCCCCATTAAGAGAGTACTTATCAGTAAGCAAAATAATGCTAAATCTACCATATTATTTAAATTTTATAAGTTTGAATATTCAGTTTTCGCATCAAATGAAGGACAGGCTTTAGATGAAAAATCCCTATGCCCATATATCTTGGCTTTGGGGTATCTTCTTTTCAAATCCTTAAGGATATCCAATAGAGCGCCCTTCTGCCTTAAAGTCCTGGTATCTTTAGGTGTTCTTCCGTCCTTAGCAACACCTCCTATATAGCAGACTCCTATTGAATTTGAGTTATGCCCCTCACAGTGTGCACCTATAGTATCCTCATTTCTCCCTTCATGGATAGAGCCATCCAATTCTATAATATAGTGATAGCCTATATCCTTCCAATGATTATCCTCTATATGCCACTTCCTGATAGTCTCAGTCTTTATATCCTTTCTCTCAGGAGTAGCTGAGCAATGTACTATTATCTCATTGATAACCCTGGAACAAATACCAAGTTTCTTCCATGTATTAGTTCCCACTATTCCATCAACTGTGAGTCCATTAGCCTTTTGAAAATCCTTAACAGAATTCTCAGTGGAAACCCCAAAAATACCATCAGGGGTTATACCTAATCTATTCTGTAGTGCCTTTACAGCACTTCCTTTACTTCCTCTTCTTAATGTTTCCATACTGATAATAAAAGTTCCCCATTCAAGCGTAAGGAATTACTCCTAATAAGGAATAATTCCCGAAGGGTATAACTTAGAATACTGTATCAAATACCATTTAATACCCTTCTTCATTAATTTAAGGAACTTTTTCATAATAATTACTTTTAGTTATATTAGTAATTCAGCTTGAGATACTTCCATCTGTACTTGTGAGAGAGTCCCTGGAACAGTAAATATCTGCATAGGAAATCCCTGTCCATATGTAAGATTTATATAACAGGATCCTCCATTCACAGATACAAAATCTCCTAAAGCATCAGCGCCATTATCTAGTTGTACAGTAGTTTGAGGATTCCTGAATCCATATTCCTCACCCCCATATACTCCCTGCACTATGACAGTATGTTGGCCCCTAGTAGTATTCTCATGTATACCTCCACCATATGAACCTATATAAGTATAAGCTCCCCCAACTGGTCCTGTAGCCTGGGCACTACTTACAGCTGCTACCTGTACATAGGAAAAATCCTGTGGAAGAGTATAGGTAACCATAATAAACCATCTCAATTCAGGAGCTAGTGCACTATAACTTAATTCACTTTCCTCCACCAATTGAGTATTTGGATGTGTTCTACTGACAGTAAGCCCCTCTATACCTCTACTCATGATATAACCATATGCAGGGCATTCATTAGGATTAACCCCAAGTGAACTCTCAGTTAGGGTCTGTATATAATCCCACGTAGCTATCTTTCCCATATAGTTTAATTGTCGTTTAATTATAGTTCAATTAAAAGATTATCCATTATCATCCTTAGATTTCTCATATTTTTCTGACCAAGCCTTGGTTATACCCGCTGAAGCAAATATACCAGCTACTGATGCTATATATGCGGCAAGGCCATTAAGATCAGTCTGTATAGTATGGTTATAACACACCTCAATCAATAACAAAACTACAGGAACAAGCAGCAGTAGACATCCTATTAATGTAACTGCCACCAAGAAGAAATTCTTTGAACTTACTCCTGTATTGTTATTTACTAATTTACCTATGTAATTCATAAGACATTATTTATAGTACCCCCTAAAGGGCTTGAACCTTTATCCTATAGTTTAGAAAACTATTGCTCTATCCATTGAGCTAAGAGGGCATTTAGTGGTAAAACCACTAAATTTTATAATATAAGATCATGCCATGAATAGCAGACTATTGAAACTAATCCTTACAGAACCACTACTTGGGGATACCTCAATAGGAGTATCCAGTTCCCATTCCCATGTTGCTTTCAAGTCACCTACTGGACTGGTGTCAGTGATCTCATGAGTAGTTCCATTAAAGAGCATCTCTACATCCACTGTATTACAGTATGTAGCATTAGTGAAATTAAAGCGTATCTTGGTTATAGTATCATCAGAGCTTATAATTCCAGTGCGCCATTGGATGTCATTCAATGTGAAGGTACCAGAACAGCTAACCAATGGATATTCCCTGTCTCCAACAAGAGATACAGTACATGAAGTACTCTTTTGTGCTCCATCATCCTGGGCTGATATATTTACAGATCCCCTAGTTGTATAAGGAATATAGACAGCTCCACTACCATTAGCTGCCCAGTAGAAACATATAGGAATACTCCTTCCATATATATTTATACTATTCCAGGCTGAAAACACTTTATTTCCCCAATTAGATGAACTGGTGGGAGTAGCTGGCCAGTTGGGAGTTCCTTTATCACTTGAGGCTGGAAAATAAGAATGGTATACTAATGTTTTACCATCTATAGTCATTCCAGCTGTACGAGTGAATACAGGCACACTTGAACCACGACTAGTCCACCTACCTGTAGTTTCCACTTGTTTACCCGTAGTATCATCTTCTCCATTCCTGAACCCAAATACTATTGATGCATCAGAAGTAAATGGAGGTGTATCTGAGGCTGCCAGGAAATTAGGCACCATTATATATATAGTCTCTATATCTGAGGGAATATCTATTTTATTCTTTCCAGAATTTGATGTATCAAGCACTATAGAAGAAATCAACTCAGTTCTGCTCTCATCCCCATATAATTCTACTGTAAAGGCATGCTGTTTTATATTCTTGGCACCAAGTATAAATTGCCATTTTTCAGATGACTCTACACCCCATATCAATCTATTCTTATTAGTATCAACAGGAGAATAACCAGTAGCCCCTTTTCCTTCAGCATACTCTATGGTTGAGAGCTTATTGGGTTCAGGTTCAGTCCCTCCTGTACCTATCTGGTCTAGAACTTCCTGCCTAGTTAGAATCTTATTATTCGTCATTATTTCCTATCTTTTTAAACCCATTAATCTATCAGCCCAGCTCTCTGTGTAAAAATGATAGTAATTCTTATCACTGCATATATACTTATGCAACCATGCATGTACTATTGAGGGAATACCTATCACTATAAGATATAAAGGACCAAGTATCTCACTCTGTTTTACATGCCCACATTCATGTTTAATCACCATATACTTATTGGTGTAATCCTGGCATATGAATATATACTTTCCAAGGGTGACTCCCCCTTTAGTTCTTTGAAGAAATACTCTAGCCCCTACAGATTCTGAATCACTGTTACTTACCTCAGTAATCCTGTTCTCCTCTGACATATTCTTCCAAAGTAATCCACACAGATTCTGTGGTAACTGCCATACCCAATCCTTGATAAACTCTCTTAACTTCATACTATCATATCTTTAATTTAGGTTTCTCTATTACCTTTAATTTCATATACGATGGAGTATAATCTCCATAAACCTCCTCAAAAGCTTTTTTATATCCAACTTTCTTAGAGAGTTCTTTTCTCCGTCTTTCTCTAGACCCTTTCCACTTCTTATATCTAGTGGTAGTCTTAAATTGTTCAGCCATCTCAAAATCATCTACTGTATAGCACCTAGATGAAATACCAGCTAAAGCAAACTTTCTTTTCAATCTGTTCATGTATAATAATCCCTTAGAGCTGACAAATCCAAGTTATGTATTCCTTGAATCTTTAACATATGGAATTATTCTATGGCGGTTATATTCTTCCCTAAAGTCCTTTTACCCTCAACCTTTTCTCATGCTACTTGGTAGGACACACAGCATTTTTCCATAAGTCATTTTTGTCTTCATGGAGGATTAACCTCAGTACTATATGTAGTATGTACTTACACCCCTCTTTGACCATCCCTCTTTAGTAATTAGCTGATTGAATGGTGGGCCATCCCTGGCAATAGATGTAGCAAATCTATTAAGACGATGCAAATATACTAAAAAAATTTGAAACTACCAAATTATTTAAGAAAGTTTAACTTTATGTTACCTATATAACACTTTCTTTAAGAAGTTTTAATAGATAGGTATCCCTAATTCTTTTTTTTTAATTTTTTTTTTGTTTTTTCTTTTATTTATATGAGGGGGATATAATGTACTCACACCTCCCCCGCCTCTGGCTTGTTGGGCTTGTCCCCCTAGGTTGAAATGATACATACCCAACTCTTACTGTGAACTTGACATAATCAGTTAATGATTATAACTCTCCCAAGGAACTTGATGTTTAACAATTAAATACTACCATTATGAAAAAAGATCAATTAGTAGAAATCATGTTTACTTCAGTGTTAACAGGTATTATAGGACTTATCTTAGTCCTAATGATAGGAGGATGGCTTATCACTACTATTAGTGGTGAGCCATGTGGGTCTAATATCTTAGTGACCTTATGCATAATAGGGTTTACTATTGGATATGCCTTTGGAGTACTCCTTAATTGGGAGGATGTAAAGAACATTGATGAATAGTGTATTGTGTGGGTAGACTAACTCTACCCACACTTGTGTAATCTTTAAATATATACATAAATATGACAAAGAGAAAGAGGATTAGAGTGACTATTAAGTATGCCCAAATAGTCACTTCCTCAGACAGGAAAAGGGCATTCTTCATTAATGAGGTGAACATTAAGCATGGGGTCTCTAAATATAGGAGACCTTATGTGAAGATCTTTGGTGTAGTTAAGTACATCAAGGAGAGTGAAATAAGTGAATATGTTGAACATAAAGTAACAGTGTATTATGAATAAGAATGCAAAGGAAGCAGCTGAATTGTATGCATTAGGCATGATTAGTGCTGAACAAGTAGAAGAGTTTACTAACTCTACCCAGGAACTTGAGGAAGCTATGCAATATGCAGAGAAATATTCTAGAGAGTATAGTGAATACCTCAAGGGTCTCGAGGTAGCTGATAAGTATAAACTCACAGATGAATATAATTACTGTGTGTTTGAGCTAGGTATGACTCCTGAAGAGGCTCTTCTTGAGTGGGATATTTAACTAACTCCTAAATAGCGTTTGACTAATTTATTAATATAAAGCCGCTAGTATTCCAGCTCTAGTGTGGTGGGAATACATTTAATATGAATACTATATATGATAACTTTGACCAAGTGCTGAACTATTACAAAGAAAATGGCTACTCTATTAAGCAGTTCCTGAAGGATTACTATCCATTTGACCCACATAACAGGGATGATGTAGACAAAACTCCAATTCCCCAAGAAGAGCTTATTAAAGCCTATAGGGAGATATATCGGATAAAAGCACAGATATTTGATAAATATATTGAATAAATATTAGCACCTTTTATTAATGTTTTAACTTAAAGCTCTTTCAGTCTGCTCTAGTGTGGAGACTGTAAATATTATGACGTTAAAGAAGATTATTAATTCGGGTTATACAGAAGTTATTGTTAAAGCTTCTGGTTATCAAGAGGTAGGCATCTTTGGGTGTTGGCAGCCATTTAAGAGCATAAGATCCATCACTTTTAAGATTGATCCAGAGCTTCTGGATATAGAGCACAGAACATTCTGGATTAATAACGCTGAAAGACAGGATTATGAGGTTAAAGATAACCAAGTAATCCTATGGGAACCTGACATGTTTGCAAGAGGTGATTATTAAATATTAAGGGGACTAACTCTTCCCTTACCTTTGATAATATTATAGTATGAAAAAGAATATAATTATCGCAGTATTAGTGCTGGTAGTGCTGATACTTGCAGGTGTTACTCTCTACCAAAGTGAGAGACTGAGTGCTGCCAAGGCTTATATCAATGATTTAGAGAATGATTTCCCTGAATTCATTGATACCACTTCTGGAGGTGATGCCTATTCAGAGTGGTATAACTAACTCTTTCCTTATTCCTGACTTAATATTAACTTAAAACCTTATGGTGTATAGGTCAACCGTATCTTATTATGACTATTTTTGATAATTTGAAAGTCTACGGTGGTAAGTGGTCTGAGAAGTCTTCTCGGAAATTTACTAAAGAGGAGCTTGCTCTAGTAGAGAAAGCTCAGGTAGTTGAGAGCCAATATGGCTCATCATGCTGCTTCTTCATGAAGAATGGTACTACCATGTATGTACCTATGTCTAATGATGCCAAGTCTGAAATAGGAGACTCCATAGACTTGGAGTCTGCTGAAATTGTCACCCTTGAGAAGCAGGGTGAGAAGAATATCCAGCGTATCAGAGGATAATATCAGAGAATAGGGGAGAGCAGAAGTAATTCTGCTCTCCTTTATTTTTTCATATTAGTAGTAAACAACAGCATAAACAACAACATAAACAACAAAATATTGTATCATTGAACTAACAAGATATTATATTATTTAGATAAACACTAGTCATTAAATAAACACTAACTATGAGACAACAACATATGATTGTATAGCAAGGGCACTAACTCCTCCCTTGATATTGGCTATACCATTTATCAGATGGTAGTAGGAGTAATAGTAGTGACTAACAACAACAAGATATGATATATTCAAGAATATCTTTAGAGCAAGGTCACTAACTCCCCCTTTGCCCTTGCCTTGCCCAGCTGTTGCTAATAGTAATAGTTGTGCATGTGCGCAATAACATTTATCATTTAACATTTAAACATTTAGCACTATGAACTTGTTTTCTAATTTAAAGGTGTATGGAGGTAAGTGGGCAGAAAAATCCTCTCGGAAGTTCACAGCAGATGAACTGGCACTTGTAACTAAGGCCCAAGTTGTTGAATCTCAGTATGGCAACTCTTGTTGCTTCTTCATGGCCAATGGGACAACTATGTATGTCCCAATGAGCAATGACTCTAAGAGTGGAGTAGGTGACATCCTGAATCTGGAGGAAGCCGAGATAGTCACCTTGGAGAAAATTGGCGAAAACCCCATCCAGAGAATTCGGGGTTAAACAGCACAAAGAGGTTATCTAGCACATTAGTGTTAGATAACTTTTTTTACTGCCAAGCACAACAACAACAAAGAGGGAGATAAAGTAATTTTCCCTCTTTGCTTATTATTTTTTAAACCAGTTATTCACCAAAAAAGAGTTAAAATAACTATGACACTTGGAGAATGGACAGGAGTTATACTGTGTATATTAACCATAGCAGGAGCTATCTGGGATATAACACGGCCAAAAGATGACTAATAACTAAAGAAAAACAGATGAAACATAAGTATCTAGTGACATTCTATAAATATGATAGAATCTCACACTATATATGCACAAGAAGCTATTCAAGCGTCATTAAATTTGCTTGGAAAACTTTGTTCAAGAGGATGAGAAAATTCAAAAGGTTAGAGTATTTCACAATAAAAAGGATAGACCTATGAAAGACAAACCCATTTTCATCGAAAAAGTAGCTACTTGCTTCTTTACTAAGGGCAAGGTTGAGTTATATACCTTTTCTGTCAAACCATTAAAGAGGTAATCACTATGAGTAGTATCAGAAAAACTAAAAAAGCCATAAAGAGGAGTAATGGCCGCTTTATTTTAGTGATATATGATAAAAGCTACTTTTGTATGCTTAAATGGTATGCTTTAAGATGTCCTTTTCATACGATAAGATATCATAAGAAAGGTATATCCATAGATGATTCAGAATATCTACCCTATACCATGATAAGAAGAGTTATAAATGGCAAGAAAGCATACGTATCACCGAGAAAACTGTAACACTCTCATAAGAGAAGTTATAGTAGATATCTGGGGACGAAAAATAGTAATCTCTGGTACACATGCATTTGAGTATAGTATAACTGTAATATCTATCACAGATAAGGCAGTTACTACAACATACAAGAATGGTAGAGAGGCAAGAAAAGAATTTCAGAAATATAAGAGGAGGAAAGTGTAATGATAAAGACAATAGCGAAAACAATATTATTGTGGGTTACAGCACTGGTAGTGCTATTGACAATACTGGGATTACCTTCAATCTTTGAGCATCCCATAACCCTTCTTCTGTGTGTCTTAAGCTCAATCATCCTTGTCACATTATGCAGGGAATATATAAGTGAAAGGGAATTATACATTCTCTCAGGAACCAAATTTCTTGAGAACATTTGGGGAAAAGAATAATAAGGTTTTACTTTCACATATAGACGCTTGTTTTAATTGTTTTAACTACTGCTGGTCTGTGAAGATAGGCAGTAGTATTTTAGTAATTTGGTTGTTTTTAAATAGAAAGTTTAAGTTAGGCAACAGTCATGTCGTTGTAGGTTGCAGGTTTGTGAAAATATGCAGCCTTTTCAATGTCTCCATAGTTCAATGGATAGAACAAAGGTCTTCTAAACCTTAAATGTGAGTTCGATTCTCACTGGAGATACAATAAATCAACTAACATCAGATTAACTAATGAGTGCACGTAGAAAATGGACTGAGGATGAAGAGAAAGTAGTCATCAGTAAAGTGGAAGCAAGTCCTTATAACTTAGAAAAAGCATTTAGGGAAGCTGCTTCTGAAATTGACAGAACTCCACTTGCTATTAAACAGAGATGGCATCAAGGAGGACTAAGAGAAAAGAGTGGTAAACTCTTCATGACTTATGGAAGAAGGGGAACACTTAATAATAACAGAAAAATTGTATCAAGCACCACTTCTGACAATACTCTGAAGACAAGAAAGAGTAAGTGGAGAAGAATACTTGACATACTATTTGAATAACTGAAATAACAAGATAAGCTATGCAAAAAGACTTAGTTTTCTTTAAGAAGGAGGGTGAAGAAGGAGTAGCCCTCACTTCAACAAGCGCTAATCACATTTCCAACTTGACTAAGGAGTATATTCAAGGCACGGAAACATACCTGAATAACATAAGCTTCCTCAATATTGAGGTAGCATTGGTAGGTAGTACTAGTGTAAATACCATTCAGACAGGAGAAGAATCTGAGGTTTTGGAAGACCTGCAATCAGTACTTGAGAAGGTAGCACAGGCTAAATCTCTTATAGCTTGGCTAAGAGAAAGCATCAAAGCCAAAGAAAATCTGATAAGTAGCTTGCGAACTATCAGTATTGAGGATTGGTGTAAGGAGAATGGAATGGTTATGCCTGAAGCTCCTGCCTATGGTCATGTATTGACTGAGGAAGAGTATTATGCTTCTCTTCCTATTAAGGAGAGAAACAGATACTATCAGTTAGAGACTGAGGCCTCTGTATTAGGCAAGTATATTCATCCTAATGGACATTTGTCTGAGGCAAGAAAGGAGCTGAAGGACAAGATTTATCATCCTCACAGAGTAGATGGTAAAGGCAGGGATGCCCTTATCTATACTTACACTCCTACTACAAGTGTAGCTTTAGTGGATAATGTATTCTATGAGCTTCAGAAGAAGCACAGAGAAGTACAGGCTCAGCTGAATTCTATGAAGCACAGCTGTGAACAAGCTATCAATGAGTCCACTAATGAGGTGAACACAGAGTATGTGGTAGCTACACAAAAGTACCAGGCTGAACTTGAAAAGGTACTAGGAACCTTCAAGATATGGAAGGATGAGAAGTCTCAAGAGTATAGCAAATTAAAAATCGCTGTGCCTAATTCTCTGATGGGTATATACAATACCATAAACTCTTTGGGTAAGTAAATGTAGGTCCTGGGGTGTTCACCCCAAACTGCGTTGAATACACATAGTGGATACTATTATAATATTAATGAGATATATCGGCTTAAAGTAATTGGGTAATACTTTGCTATCACCTGTGACTGCCATTTCGTTTAATCTGCCCTGGGAAGCTTGATTGCTGAGGGTTGTTCTTGCTCTTGATGAGATGGCAGGTTTTTGCTTTTGATGTAGTCATTGATATAGTTGGTATCTACTATGTGTAACTTATCTTTGTATCTTGGTGTAATTGGTAGCACATCAGAGATAGGAGTAATCCCGTATTGCATCTGGAGGTTAGGTTCGAGTCCTAAGATACACCATATTTATTGTTTCACTTCTAAAAAAAAAAAGATGGAAAAGAATGAAGAAAAGGTTCTGGAAAGAAATCTGGAACAAAAGGCATTTGAAAATGCTGCAAAAGCCATTAAAGGTGACAAAGAGAATGGTGGTTTAACCAATGTTGAACTTGTTGAAAACAAAAGTAGATAAGGGAGAGACTACAGTAAAAGATGCAGTAGGTGCTCTTGTACTCACTGAAGTTATGAATAACTTATCTAAGGAAAATTAATAAAAATGAACAATGAAATTAAAGTAAGTCTGACTATCTCACTTAAAGGAAGTGTGATGTTCAGCAAGGAGGAGTGCCTTAAAACAACTCAAAAAACTATTGAGAAGAAGACCAAGAAAGGTAAAGTGTACAAGAAAACCATTGATGTCCAGGTTGAAGACTGGAGCATGATGAACAGAAACACTTTAAAGGTAACTGATAAAGGGGGCAAAAACCCTGAGACTATTACTTTCTATACAAGAAAGACTTGGCCTGTTACCCAATCCATGAACATCTATAAAGAGGCCTATAATTATATGGTCTCCAAGGAATGTCCAGCATGGGAAAAACCATTTAAGTGGGCACAGTTGAATGCTGAACAAAGGCTTAAATCCCATTTACAGAGAATTGCGGAAAGTCTTAATGGAACCCTGATGTCCTATAAGGTATTTGATGACTGATTAACACTAGTATAAATATGAGGTTTTTCTTGATATTAATGATTTTATTAAGTGTGATAGCACTTATAAAATCTTTTATTAGGTATGACCCAAAGATTGACTTAGTGATCAATAACAATAAATATACTGTCCTTCTTTGGTATAATAGCTATACCTGTGATAATGAGTTTGTTGAAAGAAAGTTTGTTAAACTGATTGAGATATGACTAGAGAAGAAGTGGATAAACTTGCCCTGTCTACAATAGATAAGACCAAGTATTTAATATTGGAGCTAATCACGGGCTTTGGTAAATCAAAAATTGCCATAAACCTAATAAACCATATCTGTGACAGGGTATTCAAGAATGAGGGGTCTCCTACATCTGTTCTTATCTTAGTGGCCAAAACTGTACATAAGCAAACTTGGAGGGATGAGATAAAGAAATGGGGAGGTCTTAATACTGATGATGTTACTTTTGAGTGCTATGAATCATTAAGGAAACATGAGGGAGAGTACTTTGATGTAGTGGTAGCTGATGAAATGCAGCATTTGAGTGAAAGAAGGTTGGAAATCCTTAAGAGCATTCATATAAATGAGGCATTCATAGGATTATCTGCCACTATAAAGAGGGACATGAAGCACATGTTTACTTATGATCTTGGAGCTAAGGTAATAAGCTGTGGACTAAAGGAGGCTGTTGAGGATGAAATACTCCCAGAACCTAAAGTGTATCTTCTTCCATTGAAGCTTGACTGCAAGGACTATTCTTATAAGATAAAGAAGTTCAATAGAACTGTAAAAACCACTCAACAGGGATACTACAATACTATATCCTCCTTAATAGAGTGGTATAAGAACAGATACTATGGGTCAAGAAGTGAAAGAATGAAAAATCTTTGGCTATCAACAGCTGGAAGGAGACTTAAATGGCTATCAGAGCAAAAGGAAACTGTGGTAATGAATATACTAAGTAAATTCAATAACTACAGAACTCTTACCTTCTGTAGTGGTATAGGGCAATCTGAGAGATTAGGAAAGTATAACATAACCTCGAAAAACAAGAAATCACTGGAGTATCTTGATATGTTCAATAACAATAAAATCAAGCATATCACAGCCTGCTCTATTCTTAATGAAGGAGTCAATCTATATAATTGCAGGATAGGAATATTCTGTAATTTGAATAGCTCTGAGATAATAACAAAACAAAGAACTGGAAGGCTTCTCAGACATAAATCCCCAATTATAATACTCCCTTATTTCAAGAATACCAGGGAAGAGGAACTAGTGGAAAAGATGACTGAGGAATACTCTAGGGAATCATTAATAACCATTAATAATATAAATGATATAAAGTTATGAGGAATAGAATTACAATCATTAAGGAAAAGTACATTGTTAACAAGGAAAAGAGAACTATAGTATGCATTCTTCGGTGTGAAGTATCACCTGAAAGATTGCATAACTATGAATACATTTATCCTTTGTTCAGGGAAGTCAATAGTAGGTTTCCCTTTATGGAAGGTCACCAATTTACTGTTGTAGGTAAGTCAAAATGTCTTGATTCAGATAAATTTGATGAGACCCTGGGAAAGAGAATAGCTGAAAGCAGGGCTAAGATAAAGATGTTTAAGATAGGGCATATGCTATGGAAGAGATATTGGAATACATTGTCTCTCTTGGTCCATGGGTGCATAAAGAAAGCTGTAGCATGTAGGGATGAACACAGGGTTGAGTGCAATCATTTAAAGGTCTTGTTGGAAGGTGAAAATAACAATAAATGAGAAAACTTGTGAGGAGAATGGCCTAGAGTTGGATGAACTCCTTGCTATTCTGCTTGTAAAGACAAGTACTGATATACCAAGATTATTCAGGTCTTTAGAGGAGAAACAGGTTCTTGTGAAGGATATGTTTGGGTGTTATATGGTAACACAGAGATGGGATGATGTGGCATCTACTATACTGCTGGATTCTGACAAGAACCATCAATCTCCTGAAAGGCTTGAGAACTTGGCATTGAAGATGATGGAGTTATTTCCCAAAGAGAAGAAGTCTGGAACCTGTTATTATTTCAGGGGAAATAAGAAGGATAATATCCTTAGGCTGAAAAAATTCTTCAAGCTATATGGGAAATATACTGATGATCAGATCCTTGATGCCACTAAGAGGTATGTGGAATCTTTCAATGGTAACTATTCCTATATGAGAATCTTGAAGTATTTCATTTGGAAGGATGAGGTAAAGACTGACTCAGAGGGAAAAGGATATATTGACGAGACTTCTGATTTAGCCAATTGGATAGAAAACAAGGATCAAGTGAACCATTCAAGTGACTGGACTAGCAATATAATATGATAGAAAGAGTTATACAGACACTTAAGGACAGAAGGAATAGGGTACTACAGGGAGAGATAAACTGTATTCCCTTTACCTTTAGCAGGTTCACCAAGGACCTGCCTGGGATAGAGAAGGACAAGTACTACCTTATAAGCGGGAGTCCTAAAGCTGGGAAATCACAGATAGCTAACTTCATGTTCCTTTATACACCTATACTGTATGCCTATCACAATCCTGATAAGGTAAGGGTGAAGATATTCTACTTTCCATTGGAGGAAACCCCAGAGAATATCACCCTTAGATTCATGTCCTATTTGTTATATACTATGTCTGACATCAGAATAGCTCCAATTGACCTTAAATCCACTAACAGTGAGAAGGTTCTCCCTGAGGAGATATTGAATGCTCTCGAGAGTAATGAGTACCAGGAAATACTCAAGTTCTATGAGGAGAATGTCCTATTCCTGAGTGACAGGAACCCAACTGGGATATTCAAAACATTGCTTAAGTATGCTGAGTCAACTGGAACTGTTCACAAGAAGATAGTTAATATCACCAACAAGGAGACTGGATTGGTGGAGAAGCGAGAGGTTTTTGATTATTATGAGCCTAATGATCCTAAGGAATATGTCGTGGTTATCACTGATCATGTAAGTCTCTTGGAGAGTGAGAGAGGATTTACGCTGAGAGAGACTATCAATAAGTTCTCTGAGTATATGATGATACTGAGGAACAAGTATCATTATATTCCTGTTGTGATACAACAGCAAAGCACTGAAACTAATTCCCTTGAGGCATTTAAGAATAGCAAGATACGGCCTACCATGGCTGGGTTATCCGATAGTAAATACACTGCCAAGGATGCTTCAGTGATGCTAGGTATCACCAATCCTTATGCTTTTGAACTTCCTGAGTATCTTGGGTATGACATAACTAAGCTAAGGGGCAATGTCAGGTTCCTGGAGATAGTACTGAACAGGGAAGGGGAAAGCAATGGAGTTGTTGGTCTTTACTTTGATGGAGCCACCAATTATTTCAATGAGCTTCCACTTCCAGGAAACAGGAAGGAGATGGAGAAAGTTTATGGTTACATCAATAATATAATCAGGGGAAAGACTAATCCTGTATTCATCCTTCTATCCAGGGGAAAAACAAAAATAGTTAAAGACTTGCGTAATAGGAAATTATTTAGTAAGTTTGCAAACCTTTTCAATCAATAATATGGAAAAAGACAGAAGAAGGCATATAATATGTCCCTGCTGTGGAGAGTTCTTTGATGAAACTGAAGCTAAGGTAGCTAAAACAGAACACAGAACAGATGATAGTTGGAAATATTGTCCACACTGTAATATAGCAATCCACACTCCTCAAGCCCAAACCATAGGGGACTACATGGATACTGTAGAGAGCTACATAAAACTTCTCAAGGAGAATAAGTATATAGAATGTGTAAAGTATATATGTAACTTAACTGAAAACAAGAAAAAGTAATGGCGAAAATTGTAGCTATTCTAGGCTCATCAGGTGATGGTAAAACTACTTCTACCATAATAAATCCTGATGGGAGTTTTGACCTTGATAACTATCAGGGTATGGATCCAAAGTCTCATTTTATTCTTAATCTGGATAGGAAATCATTACCTTTTCCAGCTGGAATGTGGGGACAAGAGTATAAAAACTATTTTGAGCCTAAGGACTTTGCGGAGATTAAAAGCATGATAGAATGGTGTGCTAAGCAACCCAATATAAAATCAGTTGCCATAGATACCATTAATATCTATCTTGCCATGAAGGAATTCAATGACAGGAGGAAAATGACCTATGACCAATGGAAGGATGTAGCCAATGATGTAATAGAGCTTAATATGCTCTGTAATACTAAATTGAGAGATGACCAAATAGTCTATATCATGGGTCATACTATGCTTCAAACCCAAGCTGATGGAAGTGAAAAACTTGTCTTTAGCGTAATTGGAAAGAAATTGACTAAAACACAGCCAGAGGGCTTCTATCCTATGGTTTTAATGACTAGAGTTGAGTATGGAGATGATGGAGAAAATCAGTATTATTTCCAGACCAGGGCTAATCATTCATCAGCTAAAACTCCTTTAGGTATGTTTAACAAATTTGAGATTCCAAATAGTCTTAAACTTGTGGATACTACTATAAGGAACTATTATAAAATGGATTAATGGATTAACGTATTGTTTCACTTAAATCAACAAAAAAAATGGAATTAGGTAAATTTGAAATCGCTATTTGCAAGAGAACAGCACAGAATGTAAAAAGATTCAGGGTCAAGAAGAACAAGCTCATGGTAAAAATAGCTGAGCTTAACACTGAAGTAGAGAAACTTGACCAAATCATTGAGACCTTTGAAAAGCCAGTAATGGAACTTACTGGAGGTTTGACTTCTGAGGAAGTATTGAAGAACCTTGAGTCTCCTGAAGAAACTACTGAAGACCAGGTACCCCCTGAAAATGGGACTGTAGATGAGGAGGATGGAGAGCATAATACAGAGAAAATGGAAAATCCTTTCGCGTAAATAACCTTTAAATTAACTAGATTATGGCAATTAAAATAGGAAAGAAAGCTGAAGAGAGTTCTTTTAAACTGTTCCAGGGTATTGGAGTATTTCACATACTGAGTGTAAACCCAGATAAAAGCACATTGAGCAAGCTCACTGGAAGAGAGGTAGAAGAGGAGCCTAAATACACTGGAACAACTGAGGATGGTCATCCTTATGTAAGAATAGTGTTCTGGGGTAAATCTGATCCATCCTCAAAGGTAAATAATGGAATTGAGACTCTTGTTCCTTTTAGCTTTATGCTACAGAATGCTCCTAGAGTAGGTAATAACTCTGGTAAGACCCAAATCATTGACAAGTATGGAAGAACAGCTTGGGCTACTCCTGAAGAGCTTAATAATAAAGAGATTCCTGTCTATAGCAATGGAAAGAAGGCTAATATATCCGCTGACTATAGGCCTGCTTATGTAGGAGAGGAAGAACTCATTAAGTTCATGATAGCATGGCTTAATATCCCTAATCCTATGGATTATAATCGGGATACCAAGACTTGGAGTGACAAAGCTGATATGAGTGAGAGTGAAATCTCACTTGACATGAAAGCTTTGTTAAATGGAATTGTAAAGGAAATCTCCTCTATAATTCCAGCTGTAGCTCCTTATGCCGTTAAAGTGTGCCTGGGTGTAAGAACCACTGATGATGGGAAACAATATCAGTCTTTCTATAATAGGATGTTCTTGAGGAACAGTGAGTCTAACTATGGTAGGATTGACGCTGACATCAAGGATACGCAGTCTAGGGGAAGCTTCCCTAATGTGGAATTCAGCACAGCTCCTCTTCATGAATATTCCATTGAGTTTACACAATTGGAGAGTAAACCTGAACCTGCTACAGATAATCCATGGGATGCATGGGGTAAGTAATTGAATACTATTATGGCTATCAGCATTGGAAAACCCAGTATAATGGTGGATGATATATTATCAAAGGTAACAGAGATTGATATATTGTACCACTATTTTGGATGTATTAAGTTTGGCACACCCATAAATTCCCCATTAAGAGAAGACAGACATCCTTCTTTTGTTCTTTACATCAATAAAGGAAGGGTTAGATTCAAGGATTTCTCAACTGGGGAAGGCGGAGGTCTGTTTGATTTCCTAATGGCTTATTGGGGGGAGAGTTACAAATCCACTTTAGAGAGGATTTGGGAGGACTTACCCAATATTTCCAATGCTGAGGCCAACAATAGTATTACTAAAACCCATTATATCAGCAGGATAAATAAGTCCTCAAGAAGTACAATGGAATGCAGGATAAGAAGTTGGAAGGACTATGATTTAGAGTATTGGGAGAGCTATGGTATAACTCTTCCATGGCTTAAGTGGGCTGATGTATATCCTATATCACACAAGATTATCATAAAAGATGGTAAAAGGATGGTATTTAAGGCTGATAAATATGCTTATGCCTATATTGAAAGGAAGGAAGGCAATATAACCCTTAAAATCTATCAACCTTTTAATAGGGATGGATTCAAGTGGTGTAATAAGCATGATAAATCAGTTGTAAGTCTCTGGACCAGAATACCAGAATATGGTGACAGGGTGTGTATATGTTCTTCACTTAAGGATGCTCTATGTCTCAGTTGTAACACAGGAATTCCAGCATTAGCTGTACAAGGTGAGGGCTATGGTATGTCTGATACAGCCATAAATGAGTTAAAGAGAAGATTTAAGAAGCAATATATCCTGTTTGATAATGATAAACCAGGAATAGAAGATGGAATAAAGCTTAGCCAAAGAACAGGATTTACCAATATTATATTACCTCCATTTAATGGAGGTAAAGATGTTAGTGATCTCAGAAAGGTTGCAGGGAAAAATAAATTTTTAGAAATTGTTCCACCATTATTTAACACAAATAACAATGATTTGGAAAGAAATTAAAAACTTTGATGGGTATCTAATAAGTGATACTGGAGAAGTTAAAAGTACAAAGTATTGGGGTCAATTTAAGAGGAGAAATAGTGATGGACTGCTAGTTAAGAGGACTGATAAATCTGGATACCAATATGTAAATCTGTATAAGAAAGGACATATGTATTCAGTTAAAATCCATAGATTAGTTGCTCAAGCCTTCATTCCTAATCCTCTAGGATATAGGCAAGTAAACCATAAGGATGAAGATAAATCTAATAATAATATATCAAATCTGGAATGGTGTAATGCTGCCTATAATTTAACTTATAATAATCTTAGTAAAAAAGTTCACGAAAAGCAGAAAAGGAAGATTGGGGCATATAATGAAAATGGAGAATTGCAAATGGAGTTTGATAGTGCTACATCTGCTGCTCTTTCTATAGTAGAATTTAAGAAGTCTCTTTCCTTTAGGTCAGCAGTAAGTAATATATGTATGGCAGCTAAAAAGGAATTAAAGATACTAAGGTATGGATATTATTGGAGATGGCTTGAGGAATCTAAGAGAAAGTGAGATATTAACTTTATTTGAGGAATAAGATTGATTCAGGAACATAATATTAACACTTAAATTTGGTTTAATTATGGAATCAAGAACTATTAAAATCATCAACAACAGAACACAGAGTCAAACAACTCTCTATACTTCAGCGGCTACTTTGGGAGAATTGAAAAATGAACTGGATAATCGGGGTATAGACTATGATGGACTGGATTTCTATTGTGGAGAAATGAGAGCTGAATTGAAAGAGGATTCAGCACCCCTCCCTGAGAAGGTAATGTGGAAAGGAGAGGAGAAGAATTCCTTGACTTTCTTGCTTACCCCAACAAAGAAAATAGCATCAGGTTCTAGGCGGGATATCTATGCCACTATCAAGAAATATAATCTACAGGAAGTGGTAAAGGCTAAAACTGGAACTAGTTATACTCAAGTTTCAAATGATACCCTTGAGAGAATAATAAAAGATCATGTAAAGGACTCCTCTAAGAGTAATGAAGATTCTACCACTTGTCATACTAAAACTACAGAGGAGAGAGTCAAGAATCTAGAAGACACTTTTCTTAAATTGGTCGTATATCTCTATGATACGGGTTCTATTGACAGGGATTATTACTGTGAACTAGTTGAGTGTATTGAGGACAGTAACCCTGAAGAGGACTTCTTAAGTCAGAGTGAGATAGATGAGATGTTTGGTAGCTGGGCTAAATAGAATGAATGTATAGGTAGGACATAAGTCCTACCTATTTTTTTTTAATATTATATGGATAAGGAAGAATTTGGAAAGAGTTGCGCTATTCCCTTCTTTAATGAAGTATCAGAGTATCCTAAAAAGATTTGTCGGATATTTGAAGACTTTTATGGAGAAGAGAGAGTAGACCTTCAAGGATTACCAAGCTATAGGGAAGTAGCTACTTTCCTTGAAAATGCTCGTATAGAGATAGATACTTCCCTAAAAAGGCAAGCACTTCTTGATAAAGCCCCAAAGGAGAATATAGAAATAGTGAAGACTATAATCCTGGAAGCTCTGAAAGAGAATAACTACATAGAACTTCGGAATAATCCATTTGCCATAAAGTATATTTTTCCTTTGGCAAAAGACCAACTTATGGAGAGATTATCAGGACATTGTTTTGTGAATATACTGGTGTGGTTTCCTGATGTAACTGTCACTAATGAGTATAATGAGTCTATTGATATAAAAGACTTATACGCTAAGATTCCGATAAATCTTTTTGGAAGAAGTATGGGAACAATAGAAATGAACAGGGGTACCTATACAGAAAGGCAACTTAACAGTGGGTATGTTCATAGTCATGTTCCCAGAAAGAGTCCCCGTGTTCGGAGTAAGTTTACTTTTTTCAGGAAAATCTGTATGGGAACTGGTCCTATTAGAACCACTGTAACTAACCTGGTCACAGAGTATGATGAAGATTTATGGAGACTATTATGCTTGGAACTTGACAATTTTACTAAAGTAGAATCCGTATTAGGGGGTCCCTATATTAAATTAGGAGAGGTAGGGGTAGGAAGCCGAGTAACAGTAGAGGATATGCTTTCCTATAATAGACCTTTTGATGGAACCACTTCTTTCAGTGTAAAAGACTTTCATGAATTCATCAAATGGCTTATTCCAAGAAAGGTTCTAAAGTTCTCTCTTACTCCTACTGGAGTGGCACTTGCTCAAAGTAACTATGATTTAGCTATTAAGATAAGCAATGAATTCTTGAAGTATGTCAATATTAAGATCCACGCTAAGACAGCACCTTATACAATTGACGATTTGGTGGACTCCCATGTATTAAGAAAGCTTCTTATAAAGGATGGGAAATTCTATGTTATAACTCCCATTTCTGATGATTTCAGTGCCTTAGAGGGAACTAACTTGTTCACATTTAAAGGTAAAACCATAAAGCTCCACATAACTGAAGATGTAAGGGATACAGAGAATGTGGTTCTTTTATTAGGCGATGCTATTCTTCAAGATGTATGTAGGATTATTTTGGAAATAATAAATTATCATTATGGAAGGGAAAACAGAATTGATAAAGGAATCTACTTCATTTGATTTAGTGATTCCAGTGAGTGTTGAAAGGAAGATTAGAATTTTATGTAGAGAGATTCCTGATCTTGAGTGGTCTGGTATATTGTTTTATACCACTGAAGGAAGTTTTGATGATGGTTCTCTGAAGATTATATGTGAGGACATCTTACAGATGGATGAGGGAACTGGCACTTATACTGAGTTCCAAACTTCTCCTGATATAGCTACCTATATGGTAAATCATCCTGAATTATGCAATACATACCAAGGATTAATCCATTCACATGCTGGATTCCAGACTTTCTTTAGTGGAACTGACTTGAATACCTTGAAAGTAGAGGGTAGTGACATGGCTCATTTTGTGTCTTTAATAGTCAATAATGAAGGTACTTATACAGCCGCTATAACAAGGAAAATCTTAGTGACTAGCCACATGAAAGAAATCATTCCTACATGGAATGGGAAGAAAGACACTAATGAGTATGAAGTTACTAATGTGGAAATTCGATATCATTTCCTTGGGGTTACCAAGGAAATGCCAGAAACCCCCGCTGATGATGAACTTCTTAATAGAATAGAAGAGATCAGGAAAGCCAAGAAAAAGGCCTTAGCCAATAAGGTTTTCAGTACTCCTGATAATCTTTATAAGATACCTGTACCTAAACCTGTGTCTCTTGAATCTAGGTCTCCTAAAGCTGTTGATGGTAAAATGGATATACTGGTGGACAGTATATTAAGACAGCTTATCTCAGGAACTCCTATAATAAATACCAAAAGGATGGACTTAAAAGCCTGGAGTGAAAACATAGAGAAAATCTACAGTAGGAGATTCAAGGATATACAGAGCTTCTCTAATTGGGCGGATTTCTATATTGATTTCCTTTTTAACTCTTACCAGTGTAGTGACTATGGATATGGTGATAGTGAGGACTTTCACTCTGACTTGGCAGAGGAACTTACTGATGCATTGATCCAATTGGGGAATAATGATTATTTTGATGCTTTTATTGAAATATTGAGTACTTATATTATAGATTATGGACATAACTGAATTAGAGGAATTGATAGACAGTGATGTTACAGCTGAGAATAATGAAGAACCCGTGGGAACTTCTACTCTTATTCCTGACCCCAGTGATTCTCAAATTGAGCTTTTGCTATTACAATTGTCCCAAGGATATCTTAAAATATACTCTATAGTGCCATATGCGGCAGAGCATAATGTCACAGTTACTGATGACGCAGGCAATCTCACTACATATTATACAGTAGCTAATCCCTTACTCTTAAGGATAAAAAGAGCAGCAGAGCAATATGCTGCCAGTCAAGGAGCTGGTGTAAGTCCTAATTCCGCTTCCCTTGAATTTGATGAGACTACAAGCAGGTTCAATGGAGCTATTTGGTATAACAAGATCACTGAACAGAATATAATCCTTGCTGGATTAGGAGGAATAGGCAGTTGGACAGCTGTATTACTAGGGAGAATGAAACCAGCTCTTCTTGGATTGTATGATCCTGATGTAGTTGAAAGGTCTAATATGTCAGGACAGCTATTTGGGGCATCTGAAATAGGATACAGTAAAGCGGTTTCTATGAGAAAGATTGTTTGTTGGCTATCTGATTACTTTCCTAAAGCATTGGATATAAGATATGGGTGGAGTTCACCAGCAGCAGATATAATGATTTGTGGATTTGATAATATGGAGTCTAGACAACTATTCTATAAAAAATGGAAAGCTCATGTAAGAGGCTCAGAAGACAAGAAAAAATGTCTTTTTATAGATGGGAGATTAGCCGCTGAAAGTCTGCAAGTATTCGCTATTACAGGTGATGACACCAGAGCTATGGAACTTTATGAAGAGAAATGGCTGTTTAATGATTCTGAAGCTGAAGCTACTGTTTGTTCTTATAAACAGACTTCCTTCATGTCTAATATGATAGCTTCCATTATAACAAATATTTTCGTAAATTTTGTGGCTAATCAGTGTGATCCACCTTTCCCTAGAGAGGTTCCCTTCTTTACTGAATATGATGCTGCTACGATGTTCTTAAAGATTGAATCATGAGTATTAGTAATCAATTTGAAAATACCCTCAGATCTATATTCAATATTCCACATGTTATGGAGGAGATGTATGTCAATCCTGGAAACCTCATTAGTGAATTTAGTTATGGGGATGTATGGCAGTCTTTTATCAGTGTGGATTGTAGGGATTTTAATAGTTTAAGAATACCTCTGTTTCTAAGTGGTTTCCGCAAAATCAACTCCGTTATAACCACTAATCTTAAATCAGACACAGGGTGGAATCTAGAGTACCTAATGGTGCCCTTGAATCTAGGTAAATATCGTGCTGATGCTATTAAGAGTTTCAGGTCAACTCTTCAGATGATAAAGGGGATGAATGAGGCTAAGCCTAATTTTGGGAATCTTCTACACCAAGTTAAAATAAAGGATACTATTTATTATGGAGGTAGAGGAGCTTACTTTGATTCCAGTGGAAATCCCCTACTTATGGTAATGTTGGAATGTGGTATGCAGGAGGGATATCATGTTATAGATAGCAATTATACGTTGCTAGTTAAAAATTGTTTCATGTATATCCATCCTAGGGTCTATACATCAAAGGGAATACTGGAGAAGTATATAGTATCAAAGATAATACCTTATGTGATTACCAATTCTTTCCATATAGGAACTTATAACTCATTTGTGTCATCTTTCAATAATATGTACTCTCCAATAGTTATAATAACTGACTTTGACTATATGTTCCACAGGCCTATTATAAATGAGAATACCACTAATGAAGGACTCAGTGACTTGTTAATGGCTAATGTAGATAGTGTTGATAGATTCACATGACACTAAAGGAGTACTTTGGAGATTGGTTGAAGGTATTTGACTATAAGGAATTCAATAGAGTACTTGCACAACTTAACGCATTATACAGAACAAAATTAATATGCCCTAAGAAAGAAAATGTCTTTAGGGCATTTAATCTTTGTCCTTATAATAATTGTAGGTGTATCTTTATTGGGTATGACCCTTACAATGATATTTATGAAGGAGAACCTAGAGCCACTGGTATTTTGTTTGGAAATAATAAAAATATCAGTGAAGACAAGTATTCTCCTTCATTAAAAATTGTTAAGAACGCCAGTATAGATTTGTGTATTCCACATAATTGTATTACCTTTGACCCCACATTGGAGAGCTGGGCCAAGCAAGGAATCTTGATGATAAACTCAGCTCTTACTGTTGAGGCTTGGAAGCCAGGTTCACATCTAATGCTATGGAGGAAATTCATTTCCACCATGCTTAGTAATATCTCACAAATAGAAACTGGAATGGTGTATGTGTTATTTGGCTCTGAAGCTAAGACTTTCAAGCCTTACATAGGAAAGAATAACACTATACTTGAGGAGAACCATCCAGCTTACTATGCTAGGATGCATAAAGAGATGCCCCCAGGAATATTCAGGGAGATTAACACTATTTTAAAACGTATATATAATTATCAAATTAGATGGTTTAATTATGAAAACAATGAAGAGGAAACACATTACTATTAATTGTCATTCAGTGGATGGATCTTCAACTGAAGAGGCTGAAAAGTTCTTAGTGGAACTGTTCAAGAAGATGGGAATACTCGAAGAAGAGGAAGAGGAAGAAGAAAGAGAAGCTGATAAAGTCATAGACCACTTAGCACATAGGTTGGAAATAGATGATCCAAGTGCCTTAGAGGATCTGTTAAGTTGGATAGACAATGTTTCTGAGCTTTCTACTTTCCTTATTTTGGCTAAGGAATATGCTCTAATGCATAACTCTGGTACTCCTAAGGCTGATGAGTATTATACTTTTAACATACTTAATGGATGTATAATAAGAATTAAGGATGTAAAAGAATCAGTCCTTAAACAGGTTCCCTACTTCAAAACTGTAGAAGAGGCTAAGAAGTGCAAAGAGGTATTATATCCTTGGTGGGAGAGTGTATATGGGGAATAGAAAGATTAGGGGAGCTACTAAAACTAGCTCCCTTGGTATCACTTTTAAATCTCAGCTTGAGAAGAGTCTCTATAAAGTACTTCTTGAAGAAGGTTTTAAGCCACAATATGAACCTAAGACTTTCATTATATGGGAAGGTTTTAAGTCAGTAACCCCCTTTTATGATAAGGAAACTGACAAGCAACATGAGAAAAGAGACCCTAAAAGTCCTAAATTGCTCTCTTTAAAAAGTCCTATAATACAGCCTATTAGATATACTCCAGATATATTTCTGGAGTATAGGGGGATAGAAGTGTGGATAGAATGTAAAGGTTTTGAAAATGACCTTTTTTATATAAAGAAGAAAATGTTTAGAAAGCTCCTTGATAACTTATTCTATTCTACTGGAAAGAGGTCTTTATACTTTGAGATTTACTCAAAGAGACAATTGTTTCAAGCTATAGATATCATAAAAAACTATGGACAAGAGTTTAATAGCAAAACTGACTAGGGAAGCCTCTGTTACTCCTGAATTGCAGGACAATGATAATATCTATAAACTTAGGGATAATGTTAAGGATACTATAAGAGCTGTAAAAAGGAGATTGGGTCTATTGCAGACCCTTGAAGCTGAGATAGATTTTGAGATAACTTTAAATCATTTAGATGATGAAGAGCCTTAAGGAAATAAGTTGGGAGGTACCTGAGGATATCTATAGGCAAGATCCAGCACTAAGCTATAGTACATTAGCTAGGTATGAGAGAGAAGGATTCTCTAGTCTTGATAAACTATTTGATAAAGTGGATACACCCTCTCTATTGTTAGGGTCACTGGTTGATTGTTACATAACTGGAAGTACTGAAGAGTTTGAGAAGAGATTTCTCATAGCTGATTTCCCTTCTATACCTGATAGTATTATAGCTATAGTGAAGGAGTTATTTAAGTGGTGTAGTACTACTAATAAGACATTAGGATCTATAAAGGATGATTTCATTATTCAAATAGCTTCAAAATATAACTACCAGAACAACTGGAAGCCAGAAACAAGGGCTAAAGTAATTAAAGAGAAGGGAGCTGAATATTATAGTCTTTTATACCTTGCTGGAGATAAAGTGATAGTAAGCACTGAGATGAATAATACAGCATTATCTATGGCAGGGGCACTTAAGGATAGTGAGGCTACCCAGTTTTACTTTGAGCCAGATAACCCTTTTGATTCATCAGTGCAACGGTTTTATCAGTTGAAATTTAAGGGAGAATATGAGGGTATTCCTATAAGATGCATGTTTGATGAATTAATAGTTTTACATGATGAAGGTGTTATTATTCCTGTAGATTTGAAAACTACTAAGGATGTAACTACTTTTGAAGATTCCTTCTATACTTGGAAATACTTTATACAAGCTCAAATGTATGCAGAAATACTTAGGCAAAATATTAAGGATGACCCATACTTTGGAAAATTTAAAATTTCTGAATATAGGTTTATCTGTGTAGATAAAAGAATATTTATACCTATAGTATATAAGTTTCCTAACACATTTGGTAAAACTCCTATATGTTATAAAGGAACTTGGTACAGGAATTGGAGAGTTGCACTAAAGGAACTTAATTGGCATTTAAGACATCCCGAAGTGAAGATACCCTATAAGATGTATGTAGATTATGTTGCAAATAAGGGGGTACTTGAATTGTCTAAATACCTAGATGGATATTTAGATAATGATTACAAGGAAACAGATACACCAGATTGTGATATAGAATGGAAGGATGTAGTAGGATACGAAGGATATTACAAGGTAAGTAATACTGGGAGGGTAATTAGATTGGAGAGAAAAATATGGAGTCCAAGAAATAATGCTTGGAGCACTTTACCCGAAAAATTATTACCCTTAGAAGCTACTACTAGTGGCTCTAATAATATTCCTTATGTTAAGGTAACTCTGACTAAGGATGGAGAAGTTAAACATTATTTTGTTCATAGGTTAGTAGCAGAGGCATTTATTCCTAATCCTAATGGATATGCAGTTATAAACCATAAAGATGAAAATAGTTTAAATAATAATGTATCTAATCTGGAGTGGTGTACTCAAGAGTATAACACTAATTATGGAAATAGGAATACTAAAGTAAGTATTCAGTTGGGAGTACCGATAGACCAATATGATATGGATGGGAATTTACTGAATACTTTTAGGAGTGCTGCTGAGGCCTGTAGGCAACTTAATTTTCCCCCAAATAGGCAGTCTAATATATCTGCTGTATGTAGAGGGATTAGAAAATCAAGTTTAGGATATATTTGGAAATTTCATAATAAATAACTATGACAATAGAAGAATGGCTTGATAATAACCAATTATCACTTGATATATGGCATAAAAAGTATCAAGTTGACAATGAGGATTTTGAACATTGGCTTGATAGAGTAAGTGGAGGAAACAAGGATATAAGACAACTTATTCTTGAAAAGAAATTCCTGTTTGGGGGTAGGATACTTGCAAGTAGAGGAGTAACTGACAGAAGGGTTACTTATAGTAACTGTTATGTAATTGCACCTCCAAAGGATAATATTGAATCTATCTTTGAAACTGCAAGTAAGTTAGCAAGAACTTATAGTTATGGAGGGGGCTGTGGTGTCGATATTAGCAACCTTAGACCTAAAGGTACTATAGTCCATAATGCAGCTAAAAGTACATCAGGTGCTATAAGTTTCATGGACTTCTATAGCTATGTTACTGGTCTTATAGGTCAGTCAGGCAGACGTGGGGCATTGATGATTAGTATCAGCTGTAAGCATCCTGATATTGAGGAGTTTATTAATCTTAAAACTAAAGCTGGAGTATGTGAAAAAGCTAACATAAGTATCAGAGTATCTGATGAATTTATGGAAGCTGCTATACAGGATAGGGATTGGATAACTGAGTTTACAAGTCCTGAGACTGGTACTATAACTAAGACTTTCAAGGCAAAAGATTTGTTAAAACTCCTAGCCAAGAGAAATTGGGAGTGGGCAGAACCTGGATTATTATATTGGGATAGGATTGCTCATTATAATATGCTTGATAATGATAATGCTTTTGTTTATGCAGGGGTCAATCCTTGTGCCGAGGAACCCCTCCCAGCTGGGGGCAGCTGTTTGCTTGGCAGTATTAACCTTAGTGAATTTGTAACCAGTCCATTTACTGATAAAGCTAAAATAGACTGGATTGGTCTTGGAGTAGCAGTATCAGTAGCTGTATCAGGTCTTAATGAGGTACTTGATGAAGGTATGATGTTACATCCTCTTCAAGAGCAAAGAGACTCTGTAAATAAGTGGAGACAAGTTGGCTTAGGTACAATGGGATTAGCGGATATGCTGATTAAATTAGGTATCACTTATGGTTCTAATAAAGCTCTTGAGATAACTGAAAGAGTATATAAGCTTATAGCAGTAGTAGCTGTGCAAGAATCTATCAAATTAGCTACTTTTTCAGGATGTTATCCTATGTGTGATAAGGAGAAGTTAGCTGATTCCTCGTTTATTAAATCATTGAATCTTCCAGATGAAATGATTAGTGATATAAGGACTTATGGATTAAGAAATAGTCAGCTCCTTACTTGTGCCCCTACAGGTAGTATTGCTACTATGTTAGAGGTAAGTACTGGAGTAGAGCCTAACTTTGCATTGAAGTATACAAGAAAGACTCAATCCTTGAATGGTAAAGACACTTATTATGAGGTACTTGCTAAGATAGTTTATGATTATATTGGTGATAGATATGGTGAGGATATAAAACTCCCTGATTACTTTGTAGAGTCTAAGGATATTAAACCTATTGATAGGATAAAAATGCAGGCAGTATTACAGAAATATACTGATGCAAGTATCAGTTCTACAATAAATCTTCCTAAAGAGGCTACAATAGAAGATGTGTATAACATCTATGTAGAGGCATGGAAGCATGGGCTTAAAGGGTGCACAGTATATAGGAGTGGATGCTTTAGGGAAGGTATCCTTACTACCAAAAAGCCTATTAGTATGCAAGCTGTAGGTGCTCCTAAAAGACCTAAAGAGCTTCCTTGTGATATCCATAAGGTAAAGGTGAAAGGAGAGAACTTCATAGTATGTGTAGGCCTATATAAGGAGAAACCATATGAGGTATTTGTCTTTAGGCTCAAGAATGACATAGAGCTTACTGATACAAGAGGAACTATAACCAAGCTCAAGAAGGGTGTATATAGCCTTGAATCAAAGGATTTGATAATAAATAATCTCCTTAATACCGATATTACTGTTGAGGAGAAGGCTGCCACTCTGTATAGTTCTATGCTTCTTAGGCATGGAATCTCCCTTAAGTATATTATCAAGACAGCGAAGAAGGTCAATGATAATATAATCTCTTTCAGTAGTGCCATGTGTAGGGTACTATCTAAGTACTTACCTAAGGATACTGGAGAATCCTGTCCTGAATGTGGTGAGAAATTAATTAGGACTGGAGGATGTGTCTCATGTCCTTCTTGTGGTTATAGTAGATGTGAGTAATTATGGGAAAATCAAAATTGACATTGAAAATAGGTGAGGAAGAATCCTCCTATGAATGGGAACATGAGGACATGGCAGTGGGAGATATATTATCAGCCCTTAGGGGAATGCTGATGTCCCACGCATATTCTGATGTATCCTTTGTTAATGTAATTAAAGATTTAGCTGAACAATATGAAACTGAAGATTAAAGTAAAAGTATTAACAGAAGGATGTATGCCTCAAATAAGTGAAAGTGGTGACTGGATAGACCTTAAAGCTGCCCAAGATGTAGAAATCAGGGCATCTCAAGCAGGGACTCAGTATCAACTTTCCAATGTTAAATATAGAGATGTCACCATCCCTGTTACTTATATCCCTTTAGGAGTGGCTATTCAGTTACCTAAGGGTTTTGAGGCTATAGTAGCATCAAGAAGTGGAAGTCCCAAGAAACTGGGAGTATTCATTCCTAGTGGACAAGGAGTTATAGATAACATCTATAATGGAGATGAAGATGAATGGCAATATATAGCTTCTCCATTGACTAATACATATATTCATAAGGGAGATAGAATATGTCAATTCAGGATTCAGTTGAGTCAGAAGGCTACTATATTGCAGAAATTGAAATGGCTTCTCAGCTCTGGGATAGAGCTGGTGCAAGTTAATTCCTTAGGTAATAACAACAGGGGAATGAATGTAACTGGAGTTTAATTTTATATGGTTTAGATTAATATGGATTTTTCACTAATATGGGAGATAGTTAAAGTATTGCTAATGGTTATTGCAGCAGTAACATTAGCTTGTATAGTAGATTTTGCTAGAAGTAAGAAAAACAAGATGTCCTTTAGGGAATCAATGGATTTAACAGAACTTCCAGTGGTTACTTTTAGGCAAGATGGTAAGGATAAAGTCAATTTCCTTCTTGATACTGGTTCTTCTCTTTCAGTCATAAATGAGTCTATATTGAATGTAATAAAGCACACTGATCTTGAGTGCACAAGCTCTGTTTATGGCATGGAGGGGAATAGTGTAGAGACTTCATTAGTAAGTATTCCATTGAAGTATAAAGATACTGATTATGTGGAGAACTTTCAGGTAGTTGACATGAGTGCTGCCTTTGACAAAGTAAAGAAAGAAAATGGAGTAACAATTCATGGGATACTTGGTAATTCCTTCTTTGTAAAATATAAATATGTACTGGATTTCAAAGAGTTGATAGCATATTCAAGATGATATATCTGGTCACTAATAACCAAGAGCTATTTGAATCTGAGGACTATAAAATAATAGGGGTAGACGAAAGTCTATCCCTATTAAGTTCCTTAGATATAGTAGGTCTTGATACTGAAACCAGTGGATTAAGTTGCCATAAGGACAAGCTATTATCTCTTCAGCTTGGTTGTTATGATTTTCAAGTAGTCGTTGATTGTTCTACTATAGATGTAAGACTGTATAAAGACTACATTGAATCAGATAGATTATTTCTATTCCATAATGCCAAATTTGATTTACAGTGGCTATATAAGTACCACATAGTCCCCTGTAATGTCTATGACTTATTCTTGGCTGAGAAAGTCATGTGGAATGGCTATCCTGTCAGATTAACTCCTGAAGTGTGGGACAGGATTCAATGTCCTAGATATGATTATGTACCCGCAGACCCTAAGAAGAAGGGTTCAAAAGCAAGCTATGTCTTATTTATGAACTTAAAGAAGTTAGGTGAGATGTATCTTGGAGTAGAACTTGACAAGTCTATAAGAGGGCAGATTATCTATAAGGGTCTTGTAGGGGATGTAATTGTATATGCTGCAAATGATGTTAAGTACCTTGAGAAAATAAGGGAACTTCAGCTTATGCAACTAAAAAAGCAAGGACTATTGACAGCTATAGATTACGAGAATAGGGCTATACTCCCTATTGCCTATATGTGCTTCTGTGGCATTAGGATGAACAGGACAAGATGGGAGAAGAAGATGGAGCATGACCAAACTATCCTTGATGGTATTGTTGATGAAATGAATAAATGGCTTATAGAGCATGAGCCTGATTCAAAGTATATCAAGATAGACAGGCAAGGTGATTTGTTCTTAGGTTTTAATACTGAGCCACAAGTAACCCTTAACTGGAATAGCTCTAAGCAGGTTATTCCCCTATTCAAGAAGTATGGAATTGATACTACAGCCCTTGATAAAGCTGATGATGAGGATAAAGACAGTATAGGAGCTAAGGTACTTGGTCCACAAAAGGATAAGTGCAGTCTCATTCCCTTGTATATAAGGTATAAGGAAATGAAGAAATTATGTAGTACCTATGGAGCAAATGTGCTTAAGCAGATTGACGAAGTAACAGGTCGGCTATATACTAACTTTAATTCCTTAGGTACTGATACAGCAAGAATAAGCTCAGGAGGCAAGGATAAAGCAGCTAAAATTGATTATGTTAATATGCTTAATATGCCAGCTGATGCTGAAACCAGAGCTTGCTTTATTGCTGAAGAAGGCAACAGATGGATAAGCATTGATTATTCGGGTCAAGAAACTTACATCTTGGCTGATGTAGCCAATGATAAGGCTATCATTGAGGAACTTACCAATGGCAGTGGAGATATTCATAGTTTGACTGCTTATATGTCCTATAAGGAAATACCCAGAGATACGCCTATTAAGGATATAAAGAAGCTTTATCATCATTTGAGAAATGAAGCTAAAGGTATCGAGTTCGCCATTAATTATGGTGGTGATGCCAATACTATATCCAATAATAAGGGAATACCTATTGAAGAAGCAAAGGTTATTTACAATGACTATATGTCAGGTTTCAAAGGTATAAAGAGGTATCAAGACTTCTGTAGAAAGGATGTAATGCAGAAGGGTTATATACTCTTAAATCCTATTGTGGGATATAAGGCTTACATCTATGACTTCAATTGGATGCTTAAAGTAAAGAGTAAGTTTAGAGAGCCTGGATTTTGGGACTACTATAGAGAGATGAAAAGAGATGCACCTGATTGTGATACTGTAAAAATGGTTAAGGAATATTTCAAAAGGAAATCAGATTCCGAGAAACAATCTATTAATTACAGAATACAGCATACTGGCGCATTGTGTTATAAGGTAAGTATGGTGAACTTCTTTGAGTATCTAAGGCACAATGACTTACTGTTCAAAGTATTGATTACTGTGACTCCTTATGATGAAATCAACTGTGAGGCTCCTGAAGAGATTGCAGAAGATATAGCTCAAACTCTATATGATATAATGGTAAAATCAGGAGCTTATTTTGTGAAGAAAGTTAAACTTGATGCAGATATTAGTAGACTGGAAGATGGAACCTTACCAACCTACTGGATCCATTAACCTAGTTATTAAAAATGCTAAATGAAAAGAAATGAAAGAATTAAAAGTTATAGAAAGTATATCTGATCTCATGACAGGAGACTTAGTTACTTATATTGGAACTGAGGGTTTGAAAATTCCTGGGTTTACACCTTTTAAGGAGTATTATATACAGGGAAATGATGGGTATGAAGTGATTCTTATAAATGATAATTCTGAGATATGCAAAGTAAATTTTGATAATATCAAGAATCAGTTCAGGTTACCTGTAGATAAAGAAGATAAAGTAAATCATCCTTCCCATTACACTTGGCTAAAGGAAAAGTGTGGTATTGAAGTTATTGATATAATAAGGCATCTTGACTTTGACCTTGGTAATAGTATAAAGTATATCCTAAGAGCTGGTAGAAAGCCTATTGAGACTGAGAATAAATCAGATTTCTATGCTGGAACTATACAGGACTTAAAGAAAGCTGTGTGGTATTTAAATGATAAAATTAAGATGCTTGAAGAAAATGAAAGATAACTTTATAGTAGTACGGTGGCCTGCTATTCGAGAATTGATGAATAAGGAAGGCTTTAAGGATAATGCAGAGCTTATTGAGGATGAGAGGTATTATCAACTCTATGGAGATAGTGTTTATTTCGTAAATAAAGAATGGTATAATAAAGTAATGAATCATGGTAAATAAAGAATGTATAAATAATGAAAGTGATTGTCATGTTCCTCCCGTGAATAAAAAGCTCTGGATAATAGAGTTTGAAATCAGGAATGATGGCAGGGGATGTGCAGTAGTAAAGGCTGGTAATCCTAATGAAGCAAGCAGGGTACTTAGATCTGAGGGACTATATAATGGTAATCCTATAGATTATATGATCTATAGAATTGAAGAGATAGTACCTTCTCCTGAAACAATGCTTATTTGTGAGCAAATAGTTAATAAGGAATGAAGCAGTTTACACAGAGAGAACTTATTAAGATATGTATAGCAAACGGTTTCCACTTTGAAAGAATGAGTGGAGACCATGCTGTATATATCAATAAGGAAGGAAGACATATCAGTATTCCCAATCATCTCAGGTGTGTAATAGCTCAGTGTCTGATAAAGGAAAATAATTTAGAAACCGATTTAAAAAAACTTAAAAGGGAAAGAAAAATGGATAACTATCCTACTATGTCTCAAATTGAAGAGAGTAATGCTCCTTGGAATGACTCTAAGGAACCTAAAGAGGTTGAAGTTATTGTAAGTATGACTATCAGTAAGGTAGTTAAAGTACAGGTCTCTGATTATGAAGTACTTGACAGCAAGGATGAATATGGTCAAAATGAAGTGGATTTTGATAACTGTGATTTGAAAACTGCTGTAGAGGAACAAATCACTCTTCCTACTGATGTCTGTGAAGGTTGGTACATTGATGAGTTTGAAGCCCTAATATCATAAAGTATGAAAGTATATAAGGTAACTTGTTGTAATGGCAGTACCTCTCTTGTAGTAGCTAAAAGTTTTGGTGAAGCTGAGGATAGGTTTATCAAGAAACATAGATTATTTTCTATTGAGAGTATAGAAATACTTGACTATGAAGTAATTTAGGATCAAAAGGAGCATAATATGATTCCAGAAAAGTTTAAATATTATAATTGCTATGATGATGGTAAAGTTACTCCTAATAGACAATATAAAGTTCTTATAACAGATATAATTCCTAAAGAGGAGGCTTGTGAGGAACTACTGCACTATTGTGATTTAGCCTTAAGGGATTATTCCAAGCTTTATGATAGTAATTATAATACTATTGTAATAGGAATATCTTATGAAGAACCTATTCCAAAAATTGAAATATTTCTTCCTACTACATATGGTAAATGGATGGGAATTGGTGAATATAAGAAAGATTCTGATAGTATGAACACTTACTGGTGTAGTGGAGTGCTGGATGTTGATGGAAAACTTACAGAGCAATTAGAAAAGTCTTTAATTTAAATTCATTTGATTATGGTAATAACTAGAGGATTATATCGAGTAGTAATAGAAGACTATTTTTCTTATAATGTAGTAGCTGATTCTCTTGATGAAGCAATAAGTATTATGAGAAAGTGGAGAAAGGACTGCAAGATTACCAGTGTAAACAAAAGTAATGATGATATAGTATTAACTAAAGAGGATGTGCAATGAAACTTATAAAACCATCATTTGAAATCTGGGAACAAGAACCTGGATTAGAAGGAATATATAAAGTCATTGAGAGAGCAGGACGTGTATGTTATAAGTCGGAAGATAAAATAACAGAAGATTCAGCTAAGCCATTTGTAGATAGAATGGTTAAAGCAGGCCACGGAGCTATGCTAGAGCATAGTACTGTATATCTCAAAGTACCTAATGAAGGACTACTTAGGAACTTTATTGATAATACCCCTTCTCACTTCAACTATGAGTGGTGTAGAACTAATCCTGTAATGGATGAGGATAATAATGTTTATATTACTACTAACTATAGACATATTATAGAACATAAGTTAGAGGATTATCTAAAGTATATCTGTAAACCTACAGAGTTTCATGAGAAGAGAATCACTGTTAAGTTTATTCTATCTAGAAGTATAGCTCAGGAGTATACAAGGCACAGGATGTTCAGCTTTGCTATGGAATCTCAAAGATATTGTGCATATAATAGGGATAAGTTTGGTAATGAAGTTACCTTTATTATTCCTTGCTGGTTAAATTGGGATGAGCAAGTTATTCACAGAGGAGATTTTGAAAAATCAGGAAGTGGTTCAATGGATAGTTATATATTTGTTAATTCTCTTCTTGATGCTGAAAGCTCTTACTTAGACTTAGTTAAGGAAAACTGGAAAGCCCAACAAGCAAGAGAAGTGCTTCCTAATGCTTGCAAGACAGAGTTAATAATGACAGGATTTGTGTCTGATTGGAGGCATTTCTTTGAATTAAGATGTGCTACTAATGCCCACCCTCAAGCTAGGGAATTAGCTATTCCTTTAAGAGAAGAGTTTATCAAAAGAGGATATATAACTAAATTAGAATAATCAATGTTAGAAGCACTTAAACTCCTACTTATGAGACATAAATGTCATCATGATTGGGAGTTACATAAACAGATAGTAAGGGAATCAGAATTAGGAATCTGCATTATCTACTATTTTATATGTAAGAAATGTGGTAAAATCTCTAAAAGAAAAGTCTATCAATGAACCTGAAAGACCTATATTTAAATGGAGATAAGGAAGTAGTAAGATTTAAAAGTATCTCTAACTTCCTTAATTACTGCTATGCTCGAAAACTCACTAAAGAAAACAGCGAGACCTTTTATGACTCTCAAGATGAGAGGATGTATCTTAAACCCTGTAAAGAAGATTTACATACTGATAAATAAAATAAAAGAATGGAAAAGAAATATGAAATTTTAAAAGACCAATCTATTACCTTAAATGGTCATACCCTATATCGGATAAAACTATTGAAGCAGATTTCTAATATGTCTCCAGGTACACTAGGAGGGTTTATTGAAAGTGAAGATAACCTTTCTCAGGAAGGAGATTGTTGGGTGGCTGAGGAAGCGGCTGTTTATGGCCACTCTAAAGTTATGGAGAATGCATGGGTAGAAGGGAGTGCTAGAATATCTGGTTTTAGTATTATACGTGGAAAGTGCTTTATAGCAGGGTCTCCTGTAATCATTAATTCAAAAATCAAGGGAAACTCCACAGTAAGAGGAAGAGCCGTAATAAAGGACTCTTTACTACATAACCATGCTTCAGTTAGCGATAAAGCAGAGTTATATTATGTTAGGGTTTATGGGCTTTCCACTGTAAGAGACTTCGCTACTGTGACAAATACAGATATTGAGGGAGATGCATGTATTAGTGGAAGGGTTTGTATTAAGAAGGACCTCGACTATACAGTAATCAAGAATTTTTGGAGTTCTGGCAGGATTATCACCTATACCAGACCTAATAGAATGTGGAGGACTGGTTGCTTCCTTGGAACTGGTGAGGAACTTATAAAGAAAGCTTATAATGACTCAAAAGAAAAGGGAGAGCAATTTAAGTTACTTGTTGAGTATGTTGAGAAAGCCTATGCATTAAAGGAAGGGAAAGGGAAAGAACCCCTACTAAGTAAATTACTTAGATTTTTAAAGATAGTATGAAAATAATTTATACTACTCAAAAGCTAGCATATCTTTTACATGAAGAATTTATTAAAAGGAGATACTTAAAATGACATGTGAAATATTATTCTTTGTAGCTATAACTTGGTGGGTATCTGTACTCTTTGCTCTACTCATAATTATGGTAGATGATGAGGTTGAGATAAGTAATCTGGTAGTATTTTTATTTCCAGCTAATCTTATCTTTGTGATAAAGTATTGGTGGAAAGCTATTATTAAATCTATAAAATCATAAATACAATGCAAAAGGATTTTAACATAATACTCCCTGAAGGAGTTAAGATAACTGATATACAATCAACAATTAGTGAAAATAGAACTGTTGCCACAATCACTATGTGTCTAAAAGAGGAATATACACCAAAGAATGGTGATTTTGTGAGAATAGCAGGAAACTTGCAAGAATATATAGCAATTTATAATATAGAGAGGGGTACAAAATGGCAAAAGCAAACTAAGCTACTCTTTCATGCATTACTAGGTAAGACGGATGAAAAATTAGTAATAAATGATTGGATATTCAGTAGAGAGGTATTTCCTGCCACTACAGATGAAATTCGTAAGCTTGAAGAAGCCCTTGCTAAAAAGGGGAAGAAATGGAATCCTGACAAGAAATGCATAGAGGACTTGCCGAGGTGGAGGGCGGAAAATGGTAGATTTTATTTTTACCTAAATTCAGTACTCGTACCAAGTATGATCCAAGATTTCTATATGAATTCCGATGATAATCTTTATGCTATCGGAAATTACTTCAAGACCAGTGAAGCTGCCGAAAAGGTAGCCTCACAGATACGGGAGATATTCAAGAACTCAAAGGCTGATGACTATGGAACGCAAAATAGGAGAGATGAAGCCACTTGAGCCTATGTCTGATAGACA